TGGTGTACGACATGGCGCGAGCCAATGCCTTCGTGTAACGCGACGACAGCGAGTCGTACAAGTTATCTTCAATCGCTTCTTCCGTGAGCGAGAACCCGAGGGCAATCGTTTCGTGGTTGTAGCGAGCTGTGAAGACTTCTTGACCGTTGTCGTATGCGATGGCCGAACCTTCGTTCTTGACTGGAGCAGCCGAGAAACCAGAAAGCTTCGTTTCTTCTTCGAACGAACGCTCAGAAGTTTCCGTTTCGTAGATTTCTTTGTGCTCTTCGCCGTAACGTGCATACTCAAGGCCGAACAAAGCGTTCAGTCCGGGCAACAGTTCTTTAAGAAGTTGTGCGCGTGAAATTGCCATTGTTCAGTCTCCTTATGCCAGACCGGTTGGGTTGAGGTAGCTGTGGGTGCCTTGGTTCCACTTGACGATAACTTCGGTGTAAGAACCGGGGTTACCTGCCAAAGCAGTCTCAGGAACAACGTCCACAACGCGGATTGGCCACGTCGAAGTAGTACCTTCGGTCGAGTCTACACCGACCTTAGAGTTACCGTTCGAAGTTGAACCTACGTTGTTTGCGCCGTTTGCCAGCTTGAGGTTCGAACCAACAGCAGCCTGTGTTACATAGCTGACGGTGTTCGAGTTGGTACCAGCGCATACAGCAACCTTAAACAGCGCATCAGGGTCTTCCTGAATGTAAGCTGTGATGTCACTGATGTTTGTGGTGCCGGGGTAGTACTGACGGAATGTCAGACCGAAGGTTGGGTCCGTGTAGGTGCAACCGAGGAAAACACCAACAGGGGTGGCCGAGTCTGTACCAGTGTCCTTGCCAACAGTACCGCCTGCGAGCAACTTAACGACGTCACCGTAGAAGATGGCAGTCGAAGAGTTGGTTGCGATTGGGAGTTGACGAGTAGCACCAGCAAAAACCTGTCCGCCAATCAGATTGATTGGGATTAGCCCGTAAGGGCTGGTAACAGAAGGGTATGCCATTTTATAGCTCCTTTAGCTATTTGCCTTTGCCAAATGACGTCGTAGACCGTTTTTCCCTAAAGAGTGGCATACGAGCGTCGTTTTCACGCATGAAGTTGTTATCCACGGACTCCATCTGAGCCTGATTTTTGTTAGCGAAAAATTCTTTACGCTGACGCATCAGTTCTTCCGGTGCCTTGCACAACAACAGTCCTGCGACTTCGATGTTGTTTTTGAAACGGCTATCTGGGTCTACCAGCATCTGGAACTGAGGTTGTTCTTCGATGCTTACTGGCTCCCAACCTTCCCGTAGTTTGGACGAGATATTGCGGGGGTCATTTTGGCCCATTGAAGCTACACGTATCCAGCGATATGCGTAACCAGCTTCCTTGTCCGGTTCTGGCAGGGTCGATGCCGGTTGCCATACTTTTGGACGTTCAGCTTCTGCACGAGTTTCACGAGGGGCACGAGCTGAGCTCGATTTACCTTCTAGGGCGTCAATAATATCAGTCATCTTATTTCTCCATTTTCACTAGTTCACGGGCATATTGTTCAGGTGTTAAACCTAGACGTTTTGCAATTGCCAGTTGGGACTGTTTTAACACAATCTTTTTGGGGGACCGTGTACGTGAGGCCGGAGCAACGACCGATGACGCCTTTTGTTCGCGTGCAGTGGACTTGGTGTCGCCACTATCCATTTCATCTCCGAAGTAATCGGAGAAGCGACGGCGCATAGTTTTGTCTACAACGCCCCAATATTCGTCGGTGCCTGCAAACTGCGGGCCACGTTCATTTATGAGCCTCTGATGAAGCCCAAGAGCAGTTGCGGTCATCTCCGGGTCGGAACCATACCACGTATTACGCTCTTGCCACGCAATAGTTTTCTGGTCCAGCTGCGGAGTTTGCACCTGCTGTTGCGGTATTTCTACCGGAACATCTTCCCTCTGTAAAGTAGGGCGGTAATTATTTATTTGCTGCATGCGGTAGTTGACTTCAGCAAGCTTCTGTTGCGCGTCTGCGAGACGGTCTGCATCACCAGACTCGTACGCTTCCTTGAACTCACGCTTAGCCGCTGCAGCTTCCATTTCCGCAGTATACTTATAGCTGCCCATCAAGGACTGTTCGCCCTGTGCTAGCGTGCTTTTCAGCCTGCGGTTTTCTTCGAGGATACGCTGTGCAACAGAAAGAGCTTCTGTCTTTTCGCGCATCTCACGTTCTTTTTCACGACGTTCATCGTGCCAGACCTTCTTCATCTGCTTTAGACGGGTCTTTACCTTGTCGGAGTATTCTTCAAGCTCATCAGCTTCTAGCTCTTCAACAAGTGCCTTTGGCATGGGCTCACGGCCACGGTCTGCCTCCGGCGTATCATCTTCAATTTCAATTTCGGGCTTGTCGGCTCCAGAAACGGGGGTTTCGTCTTCGACTTCAAACGAGAAATCGTCGAAGTCGTCATCATTCTGCATACTCATATTATTCTCCTTGTACGAATTACGTCCGTTAAGCGCGGGAAATGCCCCGAGGGTCTTCAACAACACCTTCGACACTGTCGTCGTTAATGATGCGGAACTCACGACCGTGGATTTTCACACGGCTACCTGCCATTGGGCGGGTCAGAATGAAGTCACCTTCTTGGCACCATGGGCCAGACGGGAAGCGTTTCTCGTCCTTGTAGCAATCAGGGCCGAGCTTCAGCACCATAAGCACTGGAGTGGTAAGTTCTTCATACTGCTTGGTAGAGTCGGCCTTGAAGATACCACCAGCTGTCTTCTCTTCGACTTCTGGGATAGCGCACAATATGCGATAGCCTGATGGGTCTGGAAGCTGCTTAGCTTTCTTCTCGTCGGTGTCGGGTAGGACTGTTGCGTCCTCAATGTTGTTTACGTCCGAAGCCAGAAAAATCTCTGGCAGGGTCGGGAGAGTATTGTCCTCTTCAGTCATCGTCTTGTTCCATTCTTTGTGCGGCTTCAGCCATGAAACCGTTTGAAATCATAAGCCCACGGATAATCCCGCAAGCGTATTTGTAGTCCCCATGGTCCTTTGCAGTTCCACGGGCGAGGTCGCCGCTAAGTACGTCAATCTCGTCTTGTACCTTTTTTGACAGGTACATCAGTAACTCATTGGTCATTCATTCTCCTTGGTCGTTGCTTCGTTGGGAACGGGTTGTGGTTGTGCCGACTGCGCGGCCTCGCGGGCAATTTCGATACCCATACGAAGTCCGGCTTCCTGCTGTTTTGCCGACAAGTTAGCCTTGTCTGTGGCAACTTTTGCGCCGACCTGTAGGCCAGCGATTTCTTGTTGTGACGCGATGCGCTTGTTCTCAAGCTCAAGGCGGTCGTTCTTTTCCGCAGCGTCAATAAGCATCTTCTGCTTCTTAAGCTCGAGCTCACCCTGCTTAATCTGAAGCTCCTGCTGCTGCATCTGTATGATGGGGTCTTGAGCCATCTGCTGCGCCTGCTGCTGTTGAGCCTCGGCTTGGTTCTTCTGGAGTAGCTGCTGAGCTGCTTGTGCAGCCAGACGGGAGACAGCCAACTCGGTGTTCTCGTCCATCTCAGCGTTGGGTGGTGGTAGCGGCACGCCAGCCTGTTCTTCGACCTGCTTGCGGTACGCAAACGCAAGGTGTTCTTGGATGTGTGCGGCTGCTGCGGCCATCATAGCCTGCGCGTTGGGGTTCTGACCCATGAGTTGAGCTATCTTGGGGTCTTGCATAGCAGCCATATGGACTGCGATGTGCGCTTCGTGGTCTTGGTAGATAAACGCCTTGACCGGCTTACCGTTCATAACGTCCATGTTCTCAGACACAGGGTCACGTGGCTTCATGTCGTCGCCGTCCTTGAGCGGTACGAGCTTCTGGGCGTTCTTGATACCCAGCACCTCAAGCATCTGGCGATGCAGGTATGGCAGGTCATAAATCTGCGGAGCACCTTGGGCCAACTGAATGACAGCCTGATACTGTACAATCTTCTGCGCCATAGTGGCGGCGTTAGGGTCAGATACCGGAATAACCTCGACATTGTCGTAGTCAGACTTCTTGGCCCTGCGACCACCTTCTTCTGGCTCGTAGCTGTACGTATCTGGTGTGTAGTCGCGGATGATACCCTTGAGGAGCTGGAACTCCCGCTTCATCGCGTAGTGGACGCGTGCCTGCACGGCACTCATCATCTTCAACGTACGCTCGAGAATAGCCAGCGTGGTACCCACAGGAGCCTGTGCAGACATGTCAGACACCTTCATGTCCGCCATACCCGCGAAGCGACGACCTTCGTCTACGATGGTCCCGAGGAGGCTGTAGAGCACTTGGCTTGGCTCTTTGTACGGCAGCGGCATGATATTGTCGCGCATCGTACCCGACGCTACGTCCACATCGCGCCATTCAGCGGGGCTTATCGGGGTGTCGTCACCCTTGACGCGCAAGCCCTTAGTTTTAAATCCACCCGGTAGATTAGATAGAGTACCAGCATCAACAAGCTGACGAATAAGGCTGGTACCAGACTTAGCAAAAGCACCAATAAGGTGAATAAGGCCAAAAGCGTAGAAGCCAAAGCCCGGAACGTACGAGTAATGTACGAAGTGGTTGCGCTTAAGCTTTTTCTTGTCATCGGGGTTCCAGTTACGGCGAATGGATAGGACCGTTTCGGTCTCTTTATCTATGGTAATGACGTATGGGAGTGCAATTCCAAGGTCATTTTCTTCCTTGTCGCGGTATTTATCGTCCTCAATGACGATATCTACGTGCATTTCCAGCAGTTTGTACCGGTCATCGGTCTCTGCACGGAAGCCCAGCTGCTCCGAAATCTTCTGCTCTACCTCATCCATCGAATTGACGGGGTCTGGTAGGTCTACATCACGGTAAAACCCGTTTGCTTGGAGCTTTTTGAGCTCGTTCGGGGTTTTCCGCATCACATGGGTGACGCGTTCAGCGACTTCCAAGCTGGACGCGCCATAAGGCACAACTACGTCTTCCGCAGTTACATACATAGATACCTGACGACCGAGTGATGGGTCAAAGTACACCTTCTTGAACGAGTTACCTGCAAGGCCCAACCCCCACAGCATCCGCTCATGTTCAGGGCGATACTCGACCATCACGTCGGTCAACTGGTAATTCATATCTTCTTGGACGCGCTGAGCAGCGTCCTTCTTCTCTGTGGTCTCTTTGCCGATTATCTGCGTACGCACCGGCCCTTGGGCTGGGAATGTCTCGCTCATGGTCTCAGCTTGGAACTTAACTACAGCTTCAGCCAGCAACGGGTGATGCACACCACATGCACCGGGCCAAGGCTCCGTGCGGTCCTCAACCTTCATGCCCAACAGCTCAAGCCCGTCTACATAAGTCTGTATCCAGTCCTTGCGGCTGCTGATATCTTCTTCAAACTCACCGATAAGGTCGCCAGCAAGCTCAGCGAGCATGCCCTCGTCCATATCTTCGGCCAAGTTCTCGTTAAAGTCGCCCTCGTCCTCACTCGGGTCAATCTCAATCTCCATCCCGTCGAGGCCAATACTGACGCTCTCAGGGTCTTCAATCTCAATCTCGATGTCAGGACCGTCATCCAGCTCCGTCATCATCGGAGACATGCCCAGCGGGGCTTGGTTAAGCGACTTGTCGATGTCCATTTACTTGGCTTTCTTCACAGCGGCCTTAACCACTGTCTTTGCTACTGCCGCCATGGGGGCGACTGCCACTGCTACTTCAGCTACGTCCTCGATAATGTCGAACACGTTCTTTTTCTTGGGTTTTGCTTCAGGCTGCGTCTGGTTCGCGCTTAGGAAAGCGTCGTTATACGGTAGACCTGCAGCGCGTGCTTCGTTGAACGCCGTACGCTGGTCGTCAGACCATTTTGACCATTGAGTTTTGCCGATAGGAAAAAGTGCCTTAACGTTTGCCATTAGTAATACCCCTGATTGCGATTTGACCTAAAGTACACGATATCTTCGGGCTCGTCTAGGTTAGTAGTCACGTAGCCCCCACGCCTGAACCTATGCAAGGCCATGGATACTGTATCAACATAGTCATCGTTTGAGCCAGCGGGAAATTCTGCCACTTCGTCGATGACTTCTTCCGCCCAGCGCGTGCCCGGTGCCCATACCCGACCTGATGCGAATATGTCTGCAACACCGTTGAGACGGGAAATCTTGTCGTTACCCCGTGTCGGGGTAAACTCTTGCACCGGTATGCCCATAGCCCGCATCTCGTAGATGAGCGGTGCACCTGACGCCTTTTTCTCGATTATCACGCCGTCTGGCTGCCACTCTTTATACTCTTCGACAGCCACACGCTTCAACTCCGGGAACTCCATGCGGTCCCTGAAGGCATTAAGTAGTATGATGTTGGCCTGCGTTATCCCATTGTCATCCGGGTGGTAGAACACACCCCATGTAGTGCACGCACTGTAGTCAGCTCGGCTCGTCTTCTCGAACGCCGTATCCCACACCTGCAGCACAAAGTCACAGCTGGGCGGGTCATCACTCTCCCACTCCTGCCACCACTCTCTCTTAACAATCGCCGCAGACTCGGACACCGGGTTCTGCTGGTACTGCGCCATCCACTTGCTGTTAGGGACGTCGCGCTTAACTTTTTCTAATTCTTCAAGCTGCCAGAACTCAGGCCACAGCGGGTTGCCGCTGGGTAAAATGGCTGGAAATTCAATGACTTCCCACTCACCGAGGCTGTCATTAGCAGCTGCATCTTTTAATATCTGCCCGGTCAGGTCGCGCTTTGACCACCGCGTCATCACAACAATAATGGCACCGCCCGGCTGGAGACGCTGACGTGGACCAGAGGTGTACCACTCATATGCCTTGTCGTAGATATCTGGGTTAACTTCCGCGATAGCAGCTTCTTGCTCTGAGTGCGGGTCATCAATGATAAGCACGTCAGCACCTTTACCAGTAACCGCACCGCCCACACCGATAGCGAAGTAATCTCCGCCCTTGCTGGTGTTCCACCGACCAGCCGCCTTAGAGTCTGCAGCTAGCTTCAGGTCAGGAAACGTCTCGTGATATACTTCTGTATCTACAAGGTTACGAACCTTACGGCCAAAACCTACCGCGAGTTCACCCGTGTGCGAGCACTGGATAATCTTCTTATGGGGGTTGAGTCCGAGGAACCATGCAGGGAGCAGGTAAGAGGCGAACTCCGACTTCGTGTGTCGCGGTGGCATATTAATAATGAGGCGTTTACACTCACCACGAGCAACGCGTTCGAAGGCGTCTGCCATTTTCGCATGGTGCCTACCTCCTATGAATGTCGGCCAAACTTGTTCTACGAACTTCAGGAACCGCTTGCGCGCCAACTCCTGCGTCTTGAGCTTCTCCAGCTTGTCTAACTCAGCGAGCAGTATCTCTTGCTCGGCTGCGGTCAGCTTGGGCAGTATCTTGGGTATGTCTTTGAGCGTGATGTTCACTCGTCCACCTCTTCGGTGGACTCATCCGCCAAGATTTCTTCGAAGTCCGCATCGAGGATGCCTAGCTCCTCGTCGAGGTCCATGCCCAGTGGCTTCATATCTATGACGTCTGCGTTCAGCAGGCGCTTGACCCTGTCCGTAATGGCCTTTTCCAGACCTTCAGGTGAGTTGTAGTTGACGTTAATCTCACTACGGTCGGTGAATAGCCCGACATCTGAGTGCTTACCAAGCAGCTCAATGGCCTTCAACTCGTACTTAATCTCACCACAGTCAGCAATCTCAAGCAGTTTATTAGTCAGCGCAGTGCGCACTTGACCCGCGTCCATCGCTCGGCCTTGGCCATAAGCACGTAGGAAAGCCGCAGCGCCGAGGGCAGCAGGCAGACTTTGGGTCAATGGTGTTATTTTCTGGTTGTCGATGGCTGCATCTAGCAATGCTGCCTCTTCTTCGACGTTGTCCTTAGCCAACTCGACTGGGGCACCAAGCTGCTCAAGCAGCTCTGCTGTATTACCTATGGAGGCTAATTTATCCGCGAAGTTGTCAAACTCCTCGTCGGACAGGTCAAACGGCACAGGATACTCCGTGCTCGGTTCGGCTTTTATAATAGGCATGTACTTAAGCTCCGCTTGTAGGAGTCCGGGGTTGCGCCGTTGTGTAGCAATGTAGTGGGGAGAAGAAAAGAGGAAAATAGGGGCGGCGCAAACTGAGGAAAACACCACCCCTACCGGTACCGCAATGTCAAATATCGGTTCAAAAATAATATCATGGGGGTCTGGCGTGTCAAGGTACCATCGACGGGGGGTCTGGCTGTATTAAGCGGCAGCGAACCGGTGGCTGGAAAAATAGGGGGGTGGGGGTGCTTGATTTGAAAAGAGGGCCGGGGGGTGTTCTGGTTTTCAAAAGTGCGTCGTCGAATATGCAAAATAGTATGTATGTAGTGGTGGGGTAACAACATGCCACCGTTGGGGGGTCGGGGGTAGGTAGGGTAACAGTATAGTCAATCCGTCACACCCTCCCCCTGTTAATCTACACTCCACTTCACTAATACTTAACCCTAACAAATGTCTGCGAAGCAGACCGATTTTATTTTCTAGGCTGCGCTTGCCTCGCGCTATGCCTTAACTGGCGTTAGGCTCTGCCATGTCTTAACTGTGGTTAAGCTCTCCCGTTTTAATTCGCTAAGTCGATTTGGTCTAAGCGTCTATCTGGTCTATATATAAATCACTGGCGGGGAAGTCCTGCCAGATACACTTAAACGAATGGAATAAACACTTTATGACTAATGTATCTCTTATTGCTTCCGGTATCGAACAACATCGTGACGGAACGGCGCAAGCGCAAGCGGGTATTGCTAACATCTCGCAAGGTATCATGGATAACTGGTTCTACTCAATGCGCTGGTCGTATGGTTCGGGTGATAACGAAGTGTCCGGCGTTTCCAATCTCGGCGATATGTTCAAGCACAAGTCGAACGGCAACGATGGCGCTGACTCCAAGTATCTTCCCGCTATGTATCGGGCGGTTGCGGATAACTTCGGTATTGAAGGCGCTATGTCCTCGGCTGATAAGATGGCGTTTCAACGTGCGTTCACTATTGCTGCGGCTCGGTTCGCTGAGGTTCCCGTTGAAATTGTCCAAGCTAACGTCAAGCGCAAGGGTAAGACTGTTAAGATTGCTGCGGTTCAAGTGCCTGCTTCGGTCGCGTATGATTTGGCTGACGATAACGGCGCTCCTAATGATTTAGGGCGCGAGCTTATGGAACGGGTAAAGTCTAATCTTGAATTGCAATCGGCTGTTGTGCCTGACGATGCCAAGCTATTCGAGCAAGCTCAAGCCCTCAAGGTCAACTGCGTTGGCGGTCAACATCCAGTATTCGGCAAGGTTCCGTCTGCCACCGACATTGCTAACAGGTTGCATCCTTCGGCTGTTGGTGCTGGTGTCATGCAAGCTAAGGGTAACAGGTCTAAGCCAGTCAATGCCGACAAGTTCGGCGAGTCTCTAGAGTTTGTGACTAAGTGCTTAGACGAAGTGCTAGGCGATAATGACGAAGCTGGGTTTGCTCCATCAACTGCGGTTGAAGACAAGCTGCGCGCTCTGGCTGAAAAGATTGCTGCCTATTTCGCAGCGTGATTAACTGGCGGGGGCTGCGGCTCCCGCCTTCCGCCTCGCGGCCTTCGGGTCGCGGGGTTTTTTTGCGTCCGCGTCGGGGCGCGGATTTTTCCGCGCCCTTTGTCCCCGAAGGGGACAAACAAACAAATTAACGCCAATCGAAGATTGTCATAATTAATCTATGATAGAAGTGATGATAGTCACCAATGATAGTGTTCTACCTATGATAGTCACTTATCCATGATAGTTGCGGTGATAGTAAGGGCTAACTGGTTGGGTGAGCGCCTGAGCTAACTGGTTGGGTGAGCGCCTCGACCGTTAGGTTGAACTCAACCTAACGTCCAAAATGGGCAAAGTCAACAAGAAAATGCAAAGTAGGCAAAATAATGCAAAGTTATGGTGCGGCTTTAAAACAATAACTTTAGTTTTCCTTATTTTTCAATGGTTTACACCCCTATTGTAGAAAGTTATAAAGTTATTGGGTTGTGAAGCCGGATTTTGATTTTTGACAGTGCGCATCTGTCCGACCCCTTCTATGCAGTGCGAAGGGCAAAAAGTGCCGGGCTCTCTATTTTCCCTACTACATTATAACTTTAAAACTATACTATACTACTACCCCCAAAAACTCCCACACTTCTGCGCCTCTCCAGCCATCCTCATATTGTTAGAAAACCAATGAGGGACTTCTAACATTACACAAAGTCCTACAATACCAAATCCCACCCTCATTTGACATAAGAGGGACTTTATGCTAATTTAAATAATCGGCAGGACGTCGATGACCCCGCACACCAGTGCAAACACAAAACGCTTAACTGGAGTTAAGCAAGGAGCAACACAATGACACAGGTCTTATGCAGAGACTGCTACACGCCGTTCGCAGTTGAACGGTTCCGCCTAGGCTACACTACATGCCTAGACTGCGGCGACACCGCTGCGCGGCAGGTCGTATTCACGACCGCACCAATCAACAAGTCCAACTACATGCTGATTACTAACGTAACCGAGCTGGCTCAACTCAACCCAAAGAGGACATCATGATGACCGACTTCTACACCTACGTGCTTAGCTACTACGGACCGTATGGCCTCTACCCAATGGGCGTTACGTTAGCCGACGTGAAGGCAGCGACCGAGATACACAAGAAGCGCACACGCATAGCCTTCGACGGAGACAGCCACGACAGAGAGCAAGTGCGCGACATACTGATAGCGATGTTCGGTTACGAATGGCCGGAGGATGCAGCGTGATGAAAAGTAAGTCAGCACTATTCGCCAAAGGCACCGCACTACGTGCGCAGCTGGAAGCCAGAGGCTACGAAATCATCGACGTGGATGTCGAAGTGCCAGACGAACTCAAAGGTATGAGCATGGCGCAGATATACGAGAAACTAAAGGAGCAAGACCAATGAACACCATACTACACGCAGCAGCCGAGATATTCTTCACGAGCGCAGGCATCTTCGCAATCTGGGCGATACACAACACACTCAAGGGGAAGTGACATGGGTTACAGGTCAGAGGTAGACATAGTCTTCTACGTGCCTAACGACAGTGAGACAGCATACGGACTGCTCAAGTTATGGTTTGACGAAAACTATCCGCATGCTGAAGCGAAGGACGAGTGGTGCGCCACCATCCAGTATGACGAGGAGAACCTAGCTATCTTGGTCTCATACCAAGACGTCAAATGGTATGACTCATACGAGCACCCGCAAGCGGTGGAGAAGGCGTTCGAGGACATCGACACACTGCTAGACCACCAGCACCTAACTGCAGTGGCCCAAGGCTTAACGCCAGTTAAGGAAGACAACCCAGACATCACGCCGTTCAACGTAGCGTGGGAGTTCGTAAGATTAGGAGAGGAGGACAATGACACAGAGATGCGCATGAGCGCCAATGCAGACTATGTAATAGCGGTAAACCGCTCAACAGAAATATCATTCACACCAAGGAAAACAACATGACATTCGAAGAGAAACAAGCACTGCGCGAGATGCGCGACGACATGGTAGACGAGCACGACAAGAGCCTGATTAAGAAAGCACTCAACTATATCTACGACGTCGAGCGCAAGCTGGCAGCGATACGGGTGTTTGCAAAGGCCATCGACGCCGAGTCCAAGACCAAGGGAGAAGAATAATGCTAACCGCAGTTAAGCGGTGGCTGACGTTCCACTTGGTTAAGATAGCGTCACAGCTGGACGGTGAGTTATTCATGCGTCTGTGCGAGGTGGCTGTAATGGCTAAGTACTTAGACCAGATGGACGTGGTGCGCCTCGAACAAGAGCATGCCCATGACCACGACTATTATAACGAGAGGGAAGACTATGACACAGATAGCAATACGACATATAACATCAACGCAACCAACAAGACCAACAAGACCAACAAGACCAACCGCAAATTCCACTAATAACGTAGTAGGCATAGGCACAGTGCTGCCGGGCCGCGAAGATAACGCAGCGGATATAGCTACTATCAAGCTCTTAACCGAGGTTGAGGCTATGCGCCGCCAGCTACGCGCACTCGAACCGCAGCTTAGCAAGATGATAACGGATTTCGGCTGGCGTCGTGGTAACAGTGGCTACCGTGAGTTCTTCCTACGCAACGAGCTGAACCGCCAGCAATACACGGAGAAATGAGATGACCGAGGCAAAGAAGCTGACCAAAGACCGGAACTACTACCGGATGCTGAGTGACGCAGAGTTAATCGCCTATACCAAGACCCATACGCAGCTAACCGAGTTAGAGGTCGTGCTAGCAGAACGCCTCAAAGAGGCACGTAGGTTACACCACATATAAGCAAAGGAGAAGATACCATGTTAAACTGGAGCACATACAACGCACTACCCCGCCTACACAGCTACGCAGCTGCACTAAAGCGTTGGGAAGAAACCGTCCCAATCAGAGGCGATGCAAACGGAACCAAGCCGATAGGCAGGCGCGACCAGAAGTGGTTTAGCATCTGGAAGCGCGACGACAAGGCAGTGTGTATCGGATACTCATACTGGAAGGACAAGGGCAAAGCTCTACTAGCTTACTACCCAGACGGGCGTGTGGCTATCGAGCAGAATATAGGTGCATCATGTCGTGAGCGCATACAGCGTATCGCAGGGCTAAACATCCAGCGTAAGTCGGGCGAGGACTGGGTGGCTGCAGCTACATACCAAGACGGAGAGGAAGTCATCGGGCATTACCCGCTGCAGCTACGCTACAATAGCCCACGCAAGGCGACATTCATCCTGCACGAGAACAGGGTCCCTACATACCTCAACCCCGTGCCTGTCTACAGACATGTCCTAAACCGCAAGGCCAAGGCAGAGATAATGCCACGGTTCAAACCGTTCATGGATTACGTCGAGGTCATGGCTAAGCTAAGCGTGAACGAAGCGGATATTAGTCCGTGGACCAAGGAGAGCAGAGATAACCCGCGCCTACCGACTGCTACCGTCGAAGAGCGTAGGGAGATGGGTATGCCAAACAGATGGACACCTGAATGGCAATTAGGCTTCATTAGCTTAATAGAGAGCGGCGAGACCGAGAACTGGTACAAGGCTATGACATGGCTGAGCGCAGGTCACTGGCGGTTACTGTTGAACGAAGCCAAGCTCACCGTGATGCACACGGTGCATAAGGAGTATCGTGACGTGCTGTTCACCAAGGTCAGGGCAGATGCAGGCAAGCTGGTGTATGACCGCTACGGCCAGTATTTCAGGTGAGTTTGGTCTAAGCAGCTACCTGTGGTATAACCGTAGGACAATAAAGAGCCGCACAAGCGGACGCAGAGTAACAACCACAACAACCAAGCAAAGTCTTAACTGTAGTTAAGCAATAACAAGGAGCATATCATGAGTGCATTAAACTTCGGCACAACTGTGTCACTCGCAGAGGCAGCAAGCCTTATCATCAACTGCCCAAACAATCGGTTCTTCCTTCAAGGTGAGCCGGGTATTGGCAAGTCTTCTATTATGGGCGCACTGGAGCGGCACTTCGGTGATGCGTATGCCTATGCGTATTTCGACTGCGCACAAGCCGACCTTGGCGACATCGCCATGCCGAGTATCAATCGTGACAAGCAGATAACCGAGTATTTCGCTAACGCTGTCTTCCAGATACAATCAGGCAAGCCTGTGGTTATCATGCTAGACGAGTTCACTAAGGCACCGCAGCCTGTGCAGAATATGCTCCACCCCCTACTGGAGTCGCGCAAGCCACGGCTAGGTAACAACGTGCTGCGCGATGGTTCCATCGTGCTTATGACTGGCAACATGGCAGGCGAAGGTCTTGGCGATACAGTCAAGCCACATACACGCAACCGCGTAACTACGGTTACGGTGCGCAAGCCAGACGCAGACGAGTGGTTGGCATGGGCAGTTACTAACGACATCGACCCTGTGGTTATGGCGTGGGTTAACCAGTTCCCCCATGCGATGGCGTCCTACATGGACGGTGACCAAGAGAGTAACCCATACATCTTCAACCCCAAGCGGATGCAGGGTAGCTTCGTATCAGGCCGGTCGTTGCAGCTTGCGTCTAACGACGTACTCAAGCAGCGTGATAAGCTCACGGCCAACGCGCTACTCGCAGCCATGGTGGGCACAATCGGTGAGTCTGCTGCGCGGGACATGCATGCCTTCGTTGAGTATCAAGACCAGCTACCTACGTGGGATGAAGTCATCAAAGACCCAGCCAAAGCCAAGCTACCCGATAGCCCCGGCGCATGCGCTGTTATGGTCTTCGGTGCGATTGCCAAGATTGAGCGCAACACAATCACGCCGTTCATGGAGTATGTCGAGCGCATGGCGTCCGAGTGGCAAGCTGTGTTTGCAATCAACCTGTCTAAGAACCCAGACAAGAAGCAGATTGGCTACACGTCCACCAAGTTCCGTGACTGGGCACTGGCTAACGTAGATATCCTGTGACCGAGGAGCTTCACGTCGTGGATGTGAAACGTGTGGTGCCTGTGTCGATATGGCAGGTCAATCTGTCCAACGGCAAAGTCATGCACGTTTCAGCCTTCGACCACCCCGACGAGCTATCCGCGTACGTATACGCAACTAACAGACTAAAGGAGCAAGCTAATGGCACTAACAGCCGAGCGTAAACTAAGTAAGGTCGTGATTGACCTCATGCGCAACCCGTTGTTCGCAGACATGTCCGGTATCTTTATGATGGGCACGAAGCAGGTGAGCGACACGGTGCCAACTGCGCATACCAACGGGCGTGATGAGGTGTATGGGCGTGAGTTCATCGATGCGCTATCCATACAGGAGGTAGCTTTCGTCGTGGTGCACGAGTCATTCCACAAGATGTATCGCCACCTGACTACGTGGAAGAAGCTGTGGGATGAAGACCCACGGCTAGCCAACATGGCCTGTGACTACGTCATTAACCTAGAGATTGTCACCCGTGACCCGAACCGCACTGTGGTGTCTATGCCGCAGAAAGATGGCAAGCCCGTAGGTCTTATCGACCGCAGGTTCGCAGGTATGAACACCAAGCAGGTCTTCGATATGCTCAAGCAGGAGCAGGAAGAAGGCGATGGTGGCGGAGGCGGTGGTGATGGCGAAGGCATCGACCAGCATGACTGGGAAGGTGCGAACGACCTGACCAAAGAGGAGAAGGAAGAGCTGGTTAAGCAGGTAGACCAAGCCATACGGCAGGGGATGATTGCTGCACAGAAGATGCACGGCAAAGGTGCGGGCGGTATGTCGCGTGAGTTGACCGACATCCTCGAGCCCAAGGTGGACTGGCGTGAGCAGCTACGTGAGTTCGTCAACGCCACGTGCGCTGGGCGTGACTACTCATCATGGCGCAAGCCTAGCCGGAGGTTTCTATCATCGGACATCATCATGCCGAGCCTTACGGGCGAGCGTGTGGGCAACATCATCATTGGCTGCGACACGTCTGGTTCAATCACCAACGAGGACCACGCACGGAACCTGTCGGAGACTGACGCTATCTTATCCGTGGTTACGCCTGACAAGCTGCACATCATCTATTGGGACCACACGGTAGCTGCGCATGAGATATACGACGACTCGACACGCGGTTCGTTCCGCACGTCTACCAAGCCCATGGGTGGTGGGGGTACAAACCCCGACGCTATGGAGGCATATCTCAAGCAGCACGATATCAAGGCTGACTGCATCATCATGTTCACAGATGGCTACGTGCCTAACTGGGGTTCGGACTGGAACGGCGCACCGATACTGTGGGTAATTACAGGTGGTGGGCGGATGACCGCATCAACAGGCAAGACAATACATATCGACTAAGGAGCAAACCAATGAGTATCTCAAGTTCATCAATGCTGGTGGAGATGAACATCTCCGTATGGACAGCAGCAATCATCGACCGCAAGGCAACCGACAAGGCGACGCTAGACGCACACGCTGTGGCTGACGCTGGTAAGTTCAGGAAGAACCTTATGGCTGGCACTAGCTTGCGTAAGGACATAGCTGACTACGCTGCGCTGTGTCGCACGTGGCACAACGGACGCACACTGCCTTGGTCTGACAAGGGCGTGAGGCTACTGCCTACGTCTATGTTTCTAGAGTATAAGCGCGAAGCTGACGCACGAGCGAGCTACTTTAACTCGAAGGTGACTAAGTTCGTAGCTGAGTATCCCAATCTAGTTGAGGCTGCACGGCATAACCTTGGTGACCTATTCAATGCAGGTGACTACCCAAGCGCGGATGATGTGGAGTCCAAGTTCGCGTTCCGTCTGGTGTTCAGCCCTGTGCCAGAGGTGGGTGACTTCCGTATCGACGTAGCGAGCGACGAGCTGGCCCATCTGCGTAGCCAATACGAGGCGGCATACACTGACCGTGTGGGTGACGCGATGAAGACCACATGGAACAAGCTGCACTCGACACTGCTGACCATGAGCGAGAAGCTGACCGAGCCAGAGGGTGAAGAGACCAAGCAGTTCCGGTCTACGTTCGTAACCAACGCCCAAGAGATGTGTCAGCTACTGACGCACCTGAACATAACTAAAGACCCGGAGCTAGAGTCAGCTAGGCAAGCACTGGAGAAGGCCATTCGTGGCGTAGACGTCGATAACATACGCAAGGACGAGATAGCACGTAGCGACCTCAAGACGCAGGTAGACTCGGTGCTTGGACAATTTGACTGGTAAGAAGGAGCATTACAATGACACAGCAGAAAGTGAATTACCCGCTAGACGTGCACAATACATACTGGCCAAGCTACGACGACGCAGACTCACTAAGGCGCGCTGAGCGGTCCAAGGTGCATCCGTTCATGGCGCAGCTAATCGAGGCACTGCAAGTCAAGCGTCCAAACTGGGAGTTCGAGGCTTCTGGTTACGGCACTGTTAACCACAGCGGTGAGGTAAACGACATACTTCACTCATCCTTCGACATCTACGACAACGGGGAGAAGCTGGCCAGCATAGACAAGGAGTTCAAAGGCAACGGGCATGTGTATGCAGTTAAGAACCACCGTCTCGTTGCAGCGCGTGAGCGTGGGCTATGGACAAACCGTAAGAACCTCAAAGACATAACCGCAGTTATACTCAAGAACGTCTACCCACACACAGTCGCAGAGATAGCAGATGCCAAGTACAAGGCGAGCCATAGCTCCGCGCAGAGCGCCAGCTACAGGGCTAGACAGCTTCACATCCGTGCGGTTGAGAGGCTGGCAGCGCCAGCGTTAGAGTTTCTATCATCGCAGTGGGACGCGTTTATGGCCGTCCCTACGGGCAACCTCCATGTGGACGAAGCCAAAGAAAAGTTCTTTGAGCTACGTGATAACGCAGAAGCAGCCAAGGTGCTTGCAAACAGCCCACACTGGGTGGTGGTTGAGCGTCCACGAGACTTTATCGTGCAGCCGGTGGGTAAAGAAGCATACGCATGCAGTCTGGAGTCCATGCCTGACCAAGTGAAGATGGCGCTAGGTCTACTCAAGATGACTGAGAAGGACACGTTGATTAATGACATAGGTGTACGCACCGACGTGGACACTTTCTTTATTTTACACAACCCAGTTGACGTACCACCCGAAGAGGGATAAACACTCATAAGAAGGAGCAAACAACATGGCGTCAACGCCAGAGAAAAGAGTCAAAGAAAAAATCGTCAAGGTGTTGAAGGAGGAAGGAGTTTACTACTTCTTCCCCGCCACCCATGGCTTTGGCCGCAGTGGCGTCCCTGACATAATATGCTGTGTGAACGGTTACTTCTTGGCCATCGAAGTCAAGGCAGGGACCAACAAGCCAACCGCCCTACAAGTGCGTGAGATTGAAACGATACGCCGGTCTAACGGCGTAGCCGTGGTAGCTAACGACGAGAACTGGGACATGGTGCGCGGACTGGTGCACAAGTTGAAGGAGCAGGGGTGATGGATGTGGAAACCGACACCTGCAAGCAGATAGCCGCCCTAGCGGCTACGCATACCCAACGCGAGATAGCTAAACTTGTCGGTATGAGTCGCACAGCGGTATGTAAAAGACTTGTACACATGGGGGTTCGCACACAGAACGCTAGAGGACGCAAGCGTTTACCTTCCGTGAAGGGTATATGTCCCGCATGCAAGGTAGAGTTTGCGTTAGACTCTAACCAGAGAGACCATATTAAAAAAGGGCAGCAGCCGTGTTGCAGCAAAGAGTGTTTACGTCAGCACAAAGTAAACTGGGCTACTAGTTACGAGAACTATAGGAGCGGGCCGGAGTCTAATCGCTGGAAACATGGCTACGCGAGTATTGAAACACTTAAGAAGGTAATTAGTTATCTAGACGAGCACGGTAACGTGCCGGTTACTGAAATCCGTAATGCAGTAGGTGGATGTACTTATGCTACTGCGTCAAAGGCAAGGAGGGCGTTGGATATACCGTTACAAACAACCTTTAAGCATGGTTATTATTCCAATGTCGCCATAGAAGCGCGTGATACCATACGGAAAATCAACAAACTTATTAAAGAAGGAGCAAGAGCATGACTACTATTACCGAAATCCGTGACAACCTAATCGAAGTATTCAACGGGCTGCGCGATGGCACTGTGGATATTAAAGACGCAGTTGAAATCAACAACACCGCTGGCAAAATCATCAACAGTGCCAAGGTGCAAATCGCTTACAGTGCGCTGCGCGGCGAAGCCCCGAACATACCCTTCCTACAGACAGCCGTGGCACCGAAGCAGAGGGCGCTTAAGAAGGGCCAAAGCAAATGACCAAGATTAAAGGCCGAGGCCAGACCGACCAAGATATTATCCGTGCCATTGGCTACATAACTGACGATAAATATATCGCAGCGTACTACGGTGTGGATGTGAAGCGCGTCAATCACCTACGCAAGGAGGTGGGCAACCACAAAGCCAAGGTAGCACAGGCTATATACACCAGCCAGAAGAGCGCACCCACAGGAATGAACAGCGACTCCGAGCGTAGGTGGAACGCCAACGCAAGGGAAGGTTCGGCTGACTTACTCGCGGCGCTAAATAAGTTCTTCGAGAAGCGACTGCTTGAGAAGGCAGCACTGGAGCGAAGCAATGGATAACCCACGGTCTCTAGTGCATTTGCATTTACCAAAAGTGTTTTCGTTTCGGATAATGTCAGCGCTCTTTGATAACGGCGATGCGGCAATCGTGTTCTCACTACAGGTGTGGCGGGGCGGTGTGTCGTTAACGATGATGCTGCAAGCGAAATAGGAAAACACATGACACTAAGGCAGTTCCTGCAGGATAATTTCGGCTGGGATATTTATGATTGGAATGAAGATGACATCAGGTTCTGAAGTGCGCAAGTCCAAGTATGGCCTCAACGCGATGGAGGTCGGTGACATCCGCACATTCAATGCACCAACCAAGGAAGAGCAGAAGCGTATACGTCGCGCTGCGCATAACCGTAATGCGCGTAGCAAAAAGTACTTCATCACGCGATGCAAGGGCGACGTCCTCTACATAACAAGGATACGGTGATGGACATCTTGAACATCGACTTCGAGACCTACTACGACCGCGCCTTCTCGCTCTCCAAGATGACGACGGAGGAGTATATCCGTGACCCGCAGTTCGAGACCATAGGCGTTGCCGTTAAGCGCAACGAAGAAGAGACTGTATGGTTCACCGGCACCAACGCGCAAACCAAGCGGTGGCTACAACAGTGGGACTGGGATAACAGCATAGCTGTGGCTCATAACGCCATGTTCGACATGGCAATCCTTAACTGGCGTTACGACATTCGACCCAAGCGCATCGCAGATACCCTGTCTATGCTCCGTGCTATTGATGGACCGCATGCTGGTAACAGCCTAGCCAGAGCAGTTGAGCGTTACGGTCTGGGCGAGAAGGGCGACGAGGTTATCAACGCGCTAGGTAAGCGGCGACTGGACTTCACTGACGAGGACATGGCCCGTTATGGTGAGTACTGCATTAACGACGTAGAGCTGACGCAGAAGTTGTTTACTGTCTTGGCACCGCTCATGCCCGTGTCCGAGCTGCGTCTGATTGACCTGACTATCCGGATGTTCACCGAGCCGGTGCTGGTGTTGGATAAGAGTATCTTGGCTGCGCATTTGGATAACGTACAAGCCAAGAAAGAAGAGCTTATGGCTAAGCTTAACTACGACAAGTCCGAGCTGATGAGTAACCCGAAGCTAGCGGAACTGTTGGAGTTTCATGGTGTGTCACCGCCCATGAAGGTGAGCGCCAAGACAGGTAAGGCAGCATTCGCCTTCGCCAAGAGTGATGAACTGTTCAAGGCACTGCTCGACCACCCCAATCCACAAGTGCAAGCCATCGTCGCTGCGCGGCTGGGCGTGAAGTCTACACTTGAGGAGACGCGGACCGAGCGGTTCGTAGCTATTGCTGACCGGGGACTACTACCAGTTCCACTACGCTACTACGCAGCACATACAGGCCGGTGGGGTGGCGACGACAAGGTCAACCTCCAGAACCTACCGCGCAAGTCACCGCTCAAGAAGTCTATGCGGGCACCAGAAGGCTATGTGTTTATCGACTGTGACTCGTCGCAAATCGAAGCGCGGACCTTGGCGTGGCTAGCTGGACAGAACGACTTGGTGGATGCCTTCGACAAAGGTGAGGACGTCTATAAGATTATGGCGTCGTCTATCTACGAAGTGCCTATTGATGACGTGACGGATGACCAGCGGTTCGTGGGTAAGACCACCATCCTTGGTTGTGGCTACGGCATGGGAAGTAGTAAGTTCCAAGCGCAGCTTAAGACATTCGGTGTAGAGTTGGACTCAAAAACCTGCGCGCATATTGTGTACAAGTACAGGGACCAGTTTAGCCAGATACCGCTACTGTGGGAGCAAGGGGATAAGGCGTTAGAGGCGCTTATGTCCACTAGGACCGCACAACTGGGTGAGCACGAAGCACTGCTAGTAGATATGTTCGGTATCAGGTTACCCAACGGTATGTACCTGCGGTACGATAACTTACGCAAGGAGCCAGACAAGAAGTCGGGCCGGGACCAGTTCGTCTACGACGTCAAGAAGGGTCGGGCTACGCTACCTACGTACATATACGGCGGGAAGCTGATTGAGAACGTGTGCCAAGCCTTGGCCCGTATCATTATCGGTGAGCAGATGCTGATGATTGCACGACGCTACCGTGTGGTGATGACCGTGCACGACGCCGTGGGGGTGATTGCCCCCATAGAAGAAGCTGACAAAGCCCGTGCGTTTGTTGAAGTCTGCATGCGCATGCGACCTAAGTGGGCCGCAGCGTTACCGTTGAACTGTGAGAGCAAGATAGGAGCAAGTTATGGCGGATGAACCGCACGACGCAGTCAAGCTGCTACTTGCACGGATGGAGAGTCATCCAGAGGAGTTTAGGCTTAAAGACCCGTCGTACCATGACCGATGGTATAACCACATGAGCGCTATAAACTCTTACGGAAATGAGGCTGACATAGCTGCACTTGATGCAAAGGTACGTGATATCCGCATGGCTGAAGTTCACGAGCAAATAATGGAGGAGTTGCTTAACGGCGACGAGCGCCGTGCGCAGGAAGAGAAAGAGAATGAGTATGAGCGGCATCTTGCAGCCGCATTGCAGCACACGCAGCAGCAAGCGATGCAGCAGAATATTCAGAACGCCATACTGCGCATCGACAGCATCGGCAACGTCGGGGTTGGTAATGTAACGCCAAGTACGCAGTTAGGTGGTGTAATATCAATTAACAGAGGAGAATAGCGATGGAGTACATACTAGCAATAATAAGCGTGTCTGCACTGGCCTACTTCAGTTACCAGCTTGGTAAAGGTAGCGCAGACGGTAAAATTATTACCATCAAACGTGAGAACGAGCGGCTCAATGCAAAGCTGCACAAACTAACAGACCGCGACTCCAAGGGTCGCTTCGTAGGTAACAAGAGCAAGTAACAACCAAAGAAGGAGTAAGTACCATGAACGTTATGTCTAAAATACGTCCGAACACTCGTAAGGAAGAAGTTTTCAATACGCTGGGGCTGCACCCTAACAGCACAACTAAAGAGCTAGCTGCCCTTATGCCCCACCACGCGATAGGCGACATATCGCATGCGATAAGTTCGATGGCGGGTAAGAACCTAGTATTCGTGACAGGCAAAAAGCGCGAGGAGGGTCCATCGGGTCGGATTACGACGCACAGTGCGTACTCCGTAAAGTACAAGAAGGTCGATAAAGATGCGGCACCACAACCAATCCCACGGCCTGAACTGTTTAATTCGCTTATCGAGACGCTGGAAACAGAGATTGCCGTGCTGACGCAGTGGAAAGAAGCTGCACTACTTCGCTATCCAGACTTAGAAGTAGACCCACTGGTGTTGGAAGCACGGGCACTACTGGCTGCGGAAGCGGAAGCGCAGGGCAGCATAGCGGCCTCACAAGCTTATATTACCGGTAATAGGGACCACACTGTAGCAGTTCAGGCTTTGGTTAAGGCGTTAGGAGCTAAGAAATGACTGAGGAGAAACGACCGAGCCTGATGATTGCCACCCCCATGTACGGGGGCATGTGCACAGGGCACTATGTGCAAGGTCTACTTATGACCATGAACAAGATGCGCGAACTGGGTGTCAACGTGGCATGGTGCCAGATTATGAACGAGAGCCTTATCACACGGGCACGTAATGAACTGGCACGGGTGTTCCTTGAGAGCGACCATGACTACCTCATGTTCATCGACGCTGACATTGGCTTTGATGCAGAGGCCATCGCGCACCTCATGCTGGCCGACAAGGACATCGCATGCGGCATCTACCCGAAGAAGGAAGTGAACTGGGATAGCGTCAACCGCGCTGCCCTTGAAGGTAAGACGGACCTTGCAAACCACGCCGGAGCATTCGTGTTCAACATGGTAGGTGGAGCCAATGTGGAGACCGACGAGACAGGCTGCATCGAAGTGCGGCATGGCGGCACAGGCTTCATGCTAATCAAGCGTGGTGTTTTCGAGGCACTTGTGCCTCATGTACCAACCTACCGCGTGTCGTCGTTCCAAAACCCAGAGACGGGTGAGTACGACAAGCCGTTGACCCATGAGTTTTTCGCTACCAGCATCGACGAGACCGGTGCACTGCTAAGCGAAGATTACCATTTTTGTGAACTGTGGCGCAACCACGGTGGCAAAATACACGCCCACCCGTTCATCAAGCTACATCATGTAGGCACGTATGTGTTTGGTGGTGACATCTTGCAGAGCGGCGGCAATCTAAAGTGAAGGAGCAAATGAAATGAGTATGAGAAAGAAAGTCATAGCAGGGAACGTTATAAAGCTGCTTAAGCAGGGCTATTCGCCCAAGGAAGTTACCCAGCGTATGGCGGTAAGCTACAACTACGCATGGAAGTTGAAGAAAGATTTAGAGAAAGCGGCGAAAGAAGCCGTAGCTGAAGTCAAAGAATGGGTCGAAGAGAAAGTCGAACCCAAACCCGAACCCGAAGTCAGTGGGGTGGGTAAGGTGCTAGACGCAAGGGCGGAACAATATGGTTCGTTCATGCAGTCTTCGGATACGGTTATCAGGATTAAGAGCATTCTACACAATGTGGTGGCTCGTAACGAAGTGCTCCTATACCCTGACCAGCTACAGGCGTTGGATATGATTGCGACCAAGATAAGTCGCATCGTGCATGGCAACCCAAACCACCTAGATAGCTGGATTGATATAGCCGGATATGCTACGTTAGTGGCCGACCGTCTCCAAGGGAAAATCAGATAACATGACAGCGTGGTCCTATAGTAGCATCAAGACCTTCGACCAGTGTCCGAAGAAGTACTTTCACCTCAAGGTGATTAAGGACGTAAAGGACGACCCCGGCGAAGCAGCTATCTATGGGACCAACGCGCATGAAGCAGCCGAGCACTACATCAAGCACGGTACTCCTATACCAGAGAAGTTCAGCATCATGCGGCCCGTCGTGGAAGTGCTGGCCCAGTTTCCGGGCGAGAAGCACACCGAGCTGAAGCTAGGCGTAAAGAAAACGGGTACTGGCTACGAACCATGCGGCTTCTTCGATAAGGACGTATGGTGGCGCGGCATCGTCGATTTGCTCATCACAAACGGCACAACTGCCCACATGGTAGATTACAAGACCGGCAAGAACGCTAAGTATGCGGACATGAAGCAGCTGGACCTGATGGCTGGTGCAGTGTTCGTGCACTACCCAGAGATAACCAAGGTTAAGTCGGGGCTGGCGTTTGTGGTGTCCAACGAGTTTCCTAAGAAGACCCACAAGCGTGAGCACTTGGATACGTACCTATCTGTGTTTGATAATCAGCTAGAACAGCTTGAGGCCAGCATGGATAATGGTGTATGGAACGCAAAGACCAGCCCGTTATGTGGTTGGTGCCCAGTTAAAAGCTGTGAGCATTGGAAACCACGGAGGCATTGATGGCAAGGGATTACAAAGCCGAGTACGATAAATACCACGCTCGCCCAGAGCAGAAGAAGAACCGTGCTTCGCGCAATGCGGCCCGTGCCAAGATGACTAAAGCCGGTAAGGTGCACAAGGGCGATGGTAAAGACGTTGCCCACGTAAAAGCATTCGACAAAGGTGGTTCCAATAAGACGGGACTGCGTGTAGAAAGTAAGGCCGCTAATCGGTCGTTCCTCCGTGATAAGAAGGGTAACCTCGTGTCGGAGCGCAGCAAACGGGAACGCAAGAAGTAACCACGAAGGAGCAATCGTGCAGATAATTGATAACAAGGCGCTGCTAATTACAGCGCCGAACGCACATACTATACCCCAATACATTACAAAGAGCGCCGTGGTTGAAGGTGGAGCCGTAGCCGTACACTGGGGGCTACACGAGGCTACGCGCTTAGCTCAGCTTGGTTATGACGGCGTGCCGTCCCCTATGCTCCGCGACTACCAGTGGACTGGTAAGTATGCGCCGTTCGACCACCAGAAAGAGACAGCTTCGTTCTTGTCTATCCGCAAACGCGCCTTCTGCTTCAACGAGCAGGGCACAGGCAAGACGGCTAGCGTCATATGGACGGCTGACTACCTGATGAAGAAGGGCAAGATTAAGCGCGTACTGGTGCTATGCCCATTGTCGATTATGAAGTCGGCTTGGCAGCGCGACCTATTCACCTTCGCTATGCACCGCTCGTGCAGCGTTGCGCACGGTGCAGCCCCACAACGCAAGAAGATTATCGAAGCAGGGGCAGAGTTCGTCATCATTAACTTCGACGGTCTAGCTATCGTCAAGGACGAGATAATTGCAGGTGGCTTCGACCTTATCGTGGTGGACGAGGCGAACGCATATAAGAACGTGCAGACCAACCGCTGGAAGATTTTTAGCCAGATTGTGAACCTCACTGACCCACGGCTTTGGATGATGACAGGTACACCCGCTGCGCAGTCTCCCATAGATGCGTATGGCTTAGCTAAGCTGGTTAACCCAGAAGGTTGCCCTAAATACTACACCGAGTTCCGAGCTTCTATCATGCACAAGGTGACCCACTTTAAATGGGCACCGAAACCACACGCAGCTGAGTACGTGCATAACATATTGCAGCCAGCCATCCGGTTCGAAAAGAAAGACTGCTTGGACCTACCCGAAGTTACGCACGTGTCGCGTGACGCACCGCTGACAACACAGCAGAGCAAGTACTACAAGATGCTCAAGGACCAGCTGCTGATTGAGACGGGCGGCGAGGAAGTCAGTGCGGTCAACGCAGCTACGCAGATAAACAAGCTGCTGCAGATAAGTGGAGGCGCGGTCTATACGGATACTGGCGAGGTGCTGGAGTTCGATGTGTCTAACCGGGTTAACGTCGTACTCGAAGTCATAGAGGAGGCCAGCAACAAGGTGCTGGTCTTCGTGCCGTTCACGCACACTATTGAGATACTTCGCGCTAGGCTGGAGAAGGAAGGCATCTCGTGTGGCGTCATCAACGGCAAAGTATCACTGAATAAGCGCAGCGACATCATCGAGCGGTTCCAGACGAGCAAAGACCCACATGTGCTTATCATCCAGCCACAGGCTGCATCGCACGGTCTGACTCTAACGGAGGCGGATACAATCATCTGGTATGCGCCAGTAACCAGCGTGGAAACATACTTGCAGGCTAACGCCCGTATCGACCGTCCCGGCCAGAAGAACGCCATGACCATCGTGCATATCAAGGGCAGTCCGGTAGAGGAGCGGCTGTATAGTATGCTCCAGAATAATATCACCAACCACAAAAAACTTATTGACTTGTATAAGGAAGTTATGGAAATATAGTATTTGACACTGTCAAAGATTAGTGGTAGCTAACAATATAACAAACCACAATCACAACCAAGAAGGAGCAAGCATATGGATGATTTACCCGTAGACCAGCTTGTGCGCGTCTATCGCAAGATACGTGATGTCGTGCAGGCTAAGGAAGACGCCCACAAAGCCGAGATTACAGAGCTTAAGGGGCAGATGGACCTAGTTAGCGCCAAGCTACTTGAGGTCTGCAACACACAGAACGTGGACAGCCTACGTACCAAAGAAGGTACGATAACTAGGCGCGCTGCTACCCGCTACTGGACGAGCGATTGGGAGTCCATGTACAAGTTTCTTAAGGAGAATGATGTGATGCATCTTCTCGAACAGCGCATCCACAATGGCAACATGCGTAATTACCTAGAGGAGAACCCCGATAGTCTACCTGTCGGCCTCAATGCAGATACTAAGTATGTGCTTTCGGTTCGCAAACCAACAACCAAGTGAGAGAAACAATGACCAATTTGACCATCTTTAAAAACCCAAACGCTATGACTGCCGGAGCACTGCCACCATCCAAGATGGGTACGCAGATTGCTGCGAGCATGGGCGGTTATAACCGCATCGCCACCAACACCAACGGCACGTTCAAGCGTATCGTAAACGGTGAGCAGGTCGGCAAAGCCATCCGTGGTGAGTTCAACGCCATCATCCTTGCTATGCTAGAGAAGCCTAGCCGCAGCTTCTACGCTAGTGACTACGACCCCGACGCTAAGGGCACTGCACCTGACTGCTTCTCTAACCTAGGTGACAAGCCAGAGGCATCCGCCTCCAACCGTCAGGCGTCTAACTGTGCCAGCTGCCCTAAGAACATAGACGGTTCGGGTAAGAACGGTAAGGGTAAAGCCTGTCGCTTCAGCCGCAAGGTCGCGTTGTTCTTAGACGGTGACGAGTCCGGCGACGTGTATCAGTTCAACATCCCAGCTAAGTCGCTATTCGGTAAGGGCACCGGTAACACCTTGCCGTTCGAGCAGTACTGCCGCCACTTGGTGTCTAACGGTGCAGCGCCTGACCGCGTGGTGACCACCATCGCATACAACCTCGACGCAGAGACTATGGAGCTTAACTTCACTGCTGACCGGTTTATTGACCTAGAAGAGCTGGAGCGCGTCACTGAGGCACAAGAGAACGCCGCCACGACCCGTCTGATTAGCTTCGACATCGTGAAGGCTGCTGCCGCAGAAGAACCTGCTAAGCTTGCAGCACAAGCCGAGCCGAAGGCGAAGAAGCCATCGTTCTTAGACGCTGATGATGAAGACGAAGAGGAAGAAGAACTTCCCGAGCCAGTAAAGCGTCCATCCAAGAAGGCCACCGCTGAACCTACCGGCACTATTGCTGCTGTAGTAAGCCGGTGGGGCGACGACGAAGAAGACGACGACTAATGAGTAGCGGTTATAGCTTACGGATACAGGAGGCAAACGCCAAGGCGAGCAAACACAAGTTGGGTGTTCGCCTAGGTAGGCTCTGCATTGCGCAGGACATTCCTGTAGCCGTAGTCGCTAAGTGTACAGGCGTAACAAGGCAGACAGTATATAATTGGTTCTGTGGGACTTCCATCCCACAGGGCACTCCCGCCGCCCTTATAGCTGTATACATGGCAAGTCTGGAGAGTTCTGTCTCCTAACGGAGCAGGGAGCATTTTCTTTTAGAAGTGGGCTTGTGAGTTGCCCTATGGAGTAGTGTCTGCGTGGCGGAGGAATTTGACCTTTTATCAGCGGTGCAGCCTCAAGAGGGTTGGTACGCTATCGTCGGGCTTAGCCCAGACAATAAACAGCAGGAGTTAGTAGAGACCCGCGAGGAAGCGGACGAATGGGCAAAGACCTTCCTCAACCAAGGTAAGAACGTATTCTTTGGTGTAGCTAAGTACACAGACGGTAAGAGCCGCAAGAAAGAGAACGTGAAGGCGCTTAAGTCGCTCTGGCTCGACATAGACTGCGGACCAGAGAAGGATTACGATACACAGGACGAAGGCTTCACGGCTCTTCGTGCGTTCTGTAAGACCGTAGGTATGCCCAAGCCTATCGTGGTTAACTCGGGGCGCGGTTTGCACGTATACTGGCCGCTAACTGAAGAAGTTACACGCGAAGAATGGGAGCCAGTGTGCGCACGGTTGAAAGAAGTCTGCGCCACCAAGGGGCTACGTGTAGATAACAGCTGCTTTGAGGCAGCGCGCATCCTGCGTATTCCCGGCACTTTTAACTTTAAGGGTGATGACCCACTGCGCGTAGAGGTTCTGGTGGTCGGCAAGCCGACGTCCATGGCAGACATACGTGACATACTTGGCGTTAAAGAGACTAAGCCGTCGCCCCTAGGCGACCTTCCGGTGTTCGCACCTAGCCCGTTATCCAAAGTCATACAGGCTAGCATGGAGTCCAGCTTCGCCAAGATTATGAACCGTGGGGACAAAGGCTGCGCACAGCTTAACTCCTGTTACGAGGACCGCGAGCATATATCCGAGCCACGTTGGTTCTCGGCGTTGTCAATCGCAAAGTTCTGTAAGGACCGTAATAGGGCGATACACAAGCTATCTGCAGACCATCCGGACTACGACCCTGACAAGGTTGAGCAGAAGATAGGACACATACTCGGGCCGCACACCTGCGCAGAGTTCGAGAAGAACAATCCCGGCGGATGCGGAAAGTGTCCACACGCTGGCAAGATACGCTCACCTATTACGCTAGGCAAAGAGCTGAAGGAGGCAACTCCGGAGGACAACGTAGTCATAGAAGAGACGAAGCTGGGGGCGATAAAGTTCCACATACCCGAGTTTCCCTTCCCCTACGTGCGTGGCAAGCATGGGGGCGTATGGCGCAAGGTTGCGCCCAAGGACGAGGAAGAAGGCGTCGAAGACGTTGCGCTTGTGTATCCGTACGACATCTACGTGGCCAAGCGGATGGATGACCCTGTTGAGGGTGGCGTAGCCCTTATCCGACTGCACACACCGCAGGACGGCGTCAAAGAGTTCACGGTGCACAATTCCAAGATGGCGGACGGCACCGAGCTGAAGAAGCTTCTCGCTTCTAAGCACGTGATGTTGAGTTCGAAGACCGACTACGCATATCTAGTCGATTACATAGTTAAATCAGTGGCACAGTTTTTTCATAACGAGAAGGTAGAGCAAATGCGAAATCAATTTGGATGGGTCGATAACGACAGTAAGTTTATCATTGGCGACCGTGAGATAAGTGCGGAGGGGACGTACCATAGTCCACCATCTTCCGTTACCAAGGTAGTAGCGGAGCACATGACAGCTAAGGGCACACTGGATAAGTGGCGCGAAGTGTTCGACCTGTACGGACGTCCGGGCCTTGAGGGGCATGCGTTTGCAGCAGCCACCGCCTTCGGTGCGCCTCTCTTGCGCTTCTCCGGCCAGCGTGGGGCGATTATCAACGTGGTGCACCCTAAGTCGGGCACGGGTAAGACGACAGCCCTACAGATGGCTAACAGCGTGTATGGTGACCCTGTGGCGCTATGCGCGAAGAAGGACGACACGTTCAACTCGAAGGTGTTCAAGATAGGCGTGTTCTGCAACCTGCATATCAGCTTCGACGAAATGTCCAACACTGAACCTAAGCAGTTGAGTGAGCTTGCCTACCTGATTACACAGGGCACCGGCAAGGACCGCATGAAGGCGTCCGCCAACGAGCTTCGGGCAAACCTGACGTCGTGGCAGACCATAGCACTGTGCTCGTCTAACCACTCGTTCTACGAGAAGCTGGAAATCAATAAGGGTTCGCCTGATGGTGAAACCATGCGCATCATCGAGTACAGCATCGACTATTCTGACGCGATTGACATCGAGTATGGCAAGAAGATGTTCGACCACCAGCTGCTCGAGAACTACGGGCATGCAGGTGACATCTACGCACGGTACCTGATTACGCACTATGATGAGGTGAAGGCGCTCTATGCTACGGTCCAACAGCGCATCGACACCAAGCTTAAGCTAACACAGCGTGAGCGTTTCTGGTCGGCAACAGCGGCTGCTAACATAACGGGCATCTACATTGCCCTACATCTGGGCCTATGTAACTGGGACATTGCTGCCATTTTCAAGTGGACGTGCAAGATGGTGCTCAACCTACGCAACACCATGACCCCACCGCCTGAAGGCGACCAGCAGATACTGGGTGAGTTTATGAACGCCCGTCTCGGGAACATTCTTATCGTCAACGACGGGGTAGACCGTCGCAGCAAGATGGCGGAAGTACCGGCACTAGAACCAAAGCAGGAGCTTATGATACGCTACGAGCCTGACACAGCTAAGGTGTACATAACTGCTAGCTCGTTCCGTGAGTATTGTGGTGCACGTAACATTGCTTACCGCTCTACGATTAACGCTATGAAGGCCAAGGGCCTGTACCTCGACGCGGAAAACAAGCGCATGTCCAAGGGCATGAAAGTCAACACGGTGCCAGTGCAGTCGCTAATCTTCGACGCTAACCACCCAGACTTCAGCGGCATTACGGACCTGTTTAATAACGTAGTGTCTGCCGCGAAGCCGGACTCCGACGAAGAGTGAAGGTAGCTGGAGTCAGCTACGATATAAACTGGCGCGCCTTTACCAAGGGCGCGTCACTCTTTTTCCCGTGCCTCGACCCTAAAGCCGCCAAGCGCGAGATACGCCCTGTGCTACGCAGACTGAAGCTAAAAGTGGTGTACCGCAGCGTCGTGGACACCAAATCTGGTATTAGGGGTTTACGCATCTGGCGAATATGACTATGCATGACACCGGAAGATGCTCCTTCCGTTTGGTTGATACTACCCCCGCTGGCGCTACTCCCCGGCGGGGGTTTTTTATGGGCGGAACATCTCCGCCATGCCGATGTCTTTCCCAGCAGTCTTCTTCTCAAGCCGCATACCCTGCACAGTGCGCTCCCGAACATCTGCACGACCCTTGAGTGACCGCATGATGCTCTCTTCGGTAATAATAAAGCTAGGGTCTGGATACGTGCGGTTGAATGGAATAATCTCGTCAGTGATAAACTCTTGCAGCTGTGCCTTAGAGGTAATCTCACCCTCACGTATCTTCCTATCCAAAGTGGATAGCAGCTGGGTCTTTTCTGCTTTTATCTTCTTGTCGTTTTTACCGCGAGTAATGTAGTAGTCCTGCCAACGAGCAAGGCGTAGTGGGCGGAAGCCCGATATCGTGCGGAACGTATCGAGTGCAGAGATGTCGTCCTTATCAATGATAACGTCGCCCTTACGGCTAACAACGCCTTCAGCTTCTCCCTGCCCTGCAGCGACCCATGACCGGACAAACGCTGGGGCTAGCTTCTTTACGGCACCGTACATATCGCCTTCGGCAAAGTTGTCCTTCGCATTGAACGCCTGAATTAGCATCTGCCCACCTGCTACGTTAGCCAGCAGTGTTTTTATTACGGTGTCCCCAGTAGAGTCGCCTGTGACAGCTTCACGGAACCACATATTCTTGAGGTCAAGCGACGTACGGCTAGATATTTCTGTGTTCGACAAAGCGCCAACTGGACCGTGTATAAGAATATCGGCCATCGACACGTCGCCAATCATAGGCTCACCGAACTTGTCCATTATCCATGCACGGAACATGATGTCGGAGTCGTAGGCGACACGCGGGTCGAGACCCATAAGCTTGCGCACGTCCTCATCGTCTTCTTCATCAAAGCTCTCGGACAGCGCCAATGCCATGACCGTGTATAGAGGCATGCCGAGAAGGCCACCGAATACGCCAGCCATCATCAACACGCCGCCTAGCTCCTTCATAGCGCCAGCACGTGCAGCTTTTGCTTCTGGTGAAGCTCCGGGGTACAGCCCACGACCGATATCCCGCATCGCCCCCACTAGGAACTTGGTCTGCAGGATAGGGTGCATCTTGAAGAGGAACAGGGCACGGGTCCAGTCTTTCTTCATAATGCTAGACCGCTCCCAGTTGGAGTAGTCGCCTAGTGTGTCCCGCACTGTGTCTAGCGCAGTTGTAACGGCCTTATCGAACACTACCTTTTCGGCTTCGGCGCTAGTATCAGTATTCTTCGCCGCCTCTGCCTTGTACGCCAACTCAAACGCCATGAAGTAGGCCGCTTGACGCGAGATGTTTTCCAGACCTTGGAACATAACACCCATGGCCTTACCAGTTAAGGCACGTGCCTCAACAGCGGTGCGCGCCGCACCCGTACGGTGCCTCTTAGCCGTTTCCCGCTCATTCTGTATTAGAGTATCCTGCACGGTCTCAAGCACGTTGCGCTCCATGCCTGCCGCCAGTGCCCTACGTAAAAGCTTACCCTCGTCAGTATTGGCGTTAATTAGCTTCGAGCTATTGATATTGGGCATCAGCACATCGAGCTGGTCACCAGCACCGGCCAGACCAGTGCGCGTAGTCTGCACCTTGGCTTTACCCAGTGTGTTCCATATCTTCATATACTTCAGCCACATACGTGTGCCTTCTGCATACCCGTAGTCACGCCACAGGCGCGGCACCACACGTATCGGTATGGAAGTAAGCTGCAGCATGGCTGTCGCTGGCGCTGTCAGGTAGTAGAAGTATGACGCACGGTTAAGGGCGTTTATAAACGAACTCTGCGGGCTTGGATTTATCTCGTCCTCGGCCCGTGTTTCAAGCTCGTCTATAACCGAGTTATACTTCGCCTTGAGCGTTGCATCGCGGTCAGATACGTTATCCCGGGCTTCCTCGGTCTTCAGGCGAATGTCCCCGGCATAGGCCAGCTTGCTTAGCTGGTTAGCATAGTTACTAGCTTGCGACGCGAACTGCTGCAGCAAGTCCTGCTGGAAGCCGACTACCTCTTGAGCATGCATGAACCGGCGGCGCACTGACCGTTCTGGCGTAGATAGCAACCATGTCTGGTAGATACTGTCCGTAAGGTCTTTGAAACTATTAGCGTCGATACCCTTGGTGCCCGCAAACTCAGCCTTAGCCTTGCTAACTAGGTCGAATATCTTCTGCATCATTTGGTCGTCAGACTTCATGTTCTCCTGCAGCTGCGCGATATCGTACCCTACGGTTATTACACTGCTGTCTTCGGGGTTCACACCTAAGCGCTTAGCTATCGCCTTCTGCGCGTCCTGCATGTCCTTAGCGGAGTAGAGCTGGTAGAACTCCCGCTCCCGCGAGCCGTCCTTGGCAGCTGCTACACGCACGTAGTACTGGCCTTCGCGCATGAACGGGAAATAGTCTTTGGTGAACAGGCTGGAGTCGAGGTCGTGGAATATATCTCCGCTCTTCTTAGCCTCATCCGGGTTCATCACTTCGCGCATCATGTCTGCACGTAGGTCGCGCAGGCGCTTAGCTTCTGCCTCACCAGCAATAGTCGAAATGCGACCATCTAGTAGGGCAAGCTCTGCTTCGAACATGTCTTTGTAGTAGGCGCGCATCTCAAGGTACAGCTTGTGGCCATTCTTGAGTTTACCCAACTCATCCCACAGCTTGTGCACGTCACGGATACGACGGGTAAGTTCTGCAACCTGCCCAGTCTGGGCGCTAGTCTTCTGGCGGTCGATAGCAGTCTTAGATAGGTCCGCTACAAGCTTACGCATGTCGTCAGACATTTTTACCTTGTCGCCCTTTACCCCTACTACTTCCTTACCCTGCATAGTCAGAGCCTTCATCTCGGCTATTATGCGGGCGGCTAGCGCTTTGTCGTTTGAGTTCTTCAGTATGCGGGCTTCGATTTCCTTCATCGCAGGGTGATTAGCCAGCGCCTCATCAGCAGACTTGAACTCGTCAGGGGAGTACTCGTTTATACGGGCAGTGCTCTGCAGTGATGCCAGCACTTGCTTTTTGTCTGTCAGAAGAAACTCATCCAGCTCACGACCTATATCTTCGGCGGCTTTGATAATGTTGGCCTTCATAGCCACCATCTTCTGCACCAGCGTGTCAATCTCACGTATGCTAGGTATGTCTGGGCCAAACCAGTTTAGGATGCCAGACGTTGGTATAGTCTTCAGTATAGCCTTTAGCGTAGGTGGACCCATACCGTCGGAGTTGTCTTTGAACGCATTAAGGAAGGCGCTGAACTTACGCCCCTGCACAGCTTTCCCTACACCGTCAGCTATGCCGTTAGTGGACGTAGACTTCTGCGTGCGGCGCAGACCATCGCTCATGGAGGCCGACGTTTCTTCCAGCGCTTCTTTATGCTCAGGGGTGGTCTTAGGCCGGGAGTATTTTGTAGCGCGTGATGTGGTGGTGTCCCACCCACTGATATACCGCATACCCTTTACGAGCGTGCTTTCCTGTGGGCCGTTTACGACGCGCTCGTGACCTGCGGCCAGTATAGCCTCTACATCCGCATCGCTGATTGCTAGGCTGATACCCAGCTTACGTGCAAAGTTACGGATAATAGCCGCAATACGGCTAAGCATATTTGGCCGGATTTGTCCGGTCTCGGACATTTCAGCTAGGACTTCTTCTACTGCACGGGCGACCCGGTCAGTGTCTTTTGCATATGCCTCTGGGTTAGCAGCTAGCCAAGCATCAGTCTTGGTCCGTATGTTGCCATTGCCTTTGTATAGCGCGGTCAAAGCGCCGTCTAGTTCGCCACGGAACAGCTTCTCAAGGCCAACGTGACCAAGGGCTTCATGGAACAGCACCGCCTTAGCACGCTCTACGGACTCAAGGTTGTCGGCAATCAGATACACTGTGCCGTCAGGAGCCACGAAGCCTTCTGCATTAGTGGCGTTGTCCTGCATCACAGCCCGGCGTATCTTAGCGTCAGCTATGTCGTTAACTGACTGTACCACTTCAACTACGGGTGGACCTTTCCACACCGACACGATAGCATCTACCGCTGCGCGGGCCTTTGACACGTCGGTCTTGGCTTGGCCCGGCTGCGTTTCACCCCTACGGTACTTCGACACACGGCTTTCAGCTAGGTCGATTTTAGCATCGCGTAGCTCCTTTTGGTCACCTTCCTGCAACGCTTCCTTAATGCGTATCTTGGCACCAAGCTGCTCGTCCTTGCGCATCTCTGACATGGAACGTAGCCGCGACCGGATTGGGTTCAGCATGCGATTGTTTACGAGCTTAGCCAGCTTCTCGTTGGCGACCACCAACTCTGCTTCCGCTGCCTTGGCTTCAACGCCTGTGGTGTTGCGGAACTTGGACATTGCTGCCCGTGCTTCTTCTTCAGCCTTGGCGATGTTGTCCTGTGGGCGACCGAACTTGTCGTACGCAGCGGGACGCTCCAGCTGGCGGATAAGCTCTGTACGCTGGTTGTTGTCTATCTCGCCACGCTCACGCGCAGCATCAATCTCTGCAGTAAGCTCTTGCACCATCGACGTAGCTACAGTGGGTTTTGCGGAGTCCGTATCTGGTATAGCCGCAGCGGGAGCAACGTATGGCATGAGGTCCATAGCCTGCTCTTCGAAGTCCTTCAGGGTATCTGCAGCTGCAAACACCTCACCGTCTGGACCGACAACCCTATATGGCTTCGGGCTAGTCTCATCAACCTGCACACTATACGCTTCGTTAGCAGGGTTAGCACGACGTATGGCGTCCTCAATGTTCTTTACGAACTGGGCCTTGTACTGCTCGTCCTTGGCTGCGCGCTCTTGCTGCAGCCTATCAAACTCGTCGGCCTGCGCCTGACGCTCGGCTTCACGCTGCTCCGGTGCGAGCGCACCCTGCTCCAGCTTGCGCTGCTGGATTTCCTCGAACTTGTCGAGGCGGTTTTCTTCCTGTGTAGGCAGTGCACCAAACAGACCTTCTTGGCCTGCGGCTTCCACAGTGCTGGCACTGGGTGGACGTCCCCTACGCGAGTATTTGATACCCGTGGGGGAAGCTGCTGCTGCGTTTAGGCGGTCAACGGCTTCCGCTTCGTCAATTCCGTATTTGTCAGCAAATGCACGGACGCCATCGTCGTTTTGCAGGGTAGCCTCAGCAAATGCTGGCGTAATAGTGGGCGCAGCGGAACGCGCAGGTGCAGCTTCTGCTTTTGGTGGGGGAGTATAGTCAAACCGACTAACGGCATTACGTATGCGGTCGATGGTATATTCAGGTTTATCCTTCTTACTGATGTCTAACCCTAGACCACGTGCAATCGCGTTTATCCTAGGCGTATTAAAAGGCACACCACCAGCATCAACTGCAGAGACAAGGTCAATAGCAGACTGCTCTATAGGAGATAGCTTACGGCGCTGTGGCGCAGCTTCTGCTTTTGGTGCAGCCTGCTCAGCAAACAACGGCTCAATAGTAGAAACTTCGTTACCAACAAACTGCGAGAACGCAGCCATGCGCTCGGGTGCAATAACCTTGTCGATGCCGGTGGTCTTCATGGCGTCAACGTATTGACGCGCTATGCTCTCTACGAGTGGTGCCGGTGCTACCTGCCCCTTATCAACAAACGCAGTGTACTCATCTATCTGAGTATTTATGTCTGGTATGGTGCTAGCAGGCTCGACTCCAGCAGCTTCAGCCTCACGCGCCTGCTGCATGGCGGCTTGCTCTTCGGTGTCAACCGGAGGCAGTGTGGAAAGGTCAGGACCTCCGCCAACATCAATATCTTCTTGGGCTAGCCGTTCGGCACGTGCTTTTTCAAGTTCTGCAGCTTGCTTATCAATAGCGGCCTTCTGCTTCACCATGGTGTCTACAACCTGCTGGGCTTTCTCCAGCGGGAACCCGCGCCTAGTGAACCGCTCAACTGCAGCGGACACGGCTTCTTCAGTCGGCTCTGGCGGCAGAGCTTCAAGCTCTTGTGCAATCTCTTTCGTGAGCATCTCACGGTTTTCCGCACGCGTTTCACGCGCACCACCGTAGCCACCTAGGAATAGGGACGCGATGCCTTCAGACGCGGCCTGACCGGCTACACCCTTCCACGTATCTACATCGAAGCCTTCGCGCTGCAACGCTAGGTTCTGGGCCAACTGTTCTTGCCCACCTTGTACAGCTTCCGGTACAGCTTCCGTTACCGCACCTTTAGCGGCTCCGCCTAATACACTGCGCCTTGCGCCGACTTCTACGGCTTCACGCGCTGCCACCTTAGCGGCAACATTCTTAGCGGCGTTTGCACCTATGGTACGGGCAATCTGTGGAGCAAAACCAGTAGCCGAAGCGAGCGCGCCTATTGCACCACCAAGTGCAATCTGGTCCATATTCTTGCCGCCGTACTCCTGCGCCCGCTCAGCTGCGGCTTCGGCGTCTTTCTCAGACGCACCGCTCTTTACAAACTCGTCGTATACGGCGTCGTACACAGCACCTTTTATGGTACCCACGCCTGACGCCGTGCCAAGCCCGGCCATAGTAGCTATAGGCACAACTCCGGTACCGCCAGTGGCAACACCTGCGGCGACAAAAGGCACTGCTGAACCTGCTACGCTAGCAATGTTTTCCAAAGGTGCATAAGTGAACGCACGAGCAGCAGCCTTAACTTCTTCCCACACGCCCTTACCTTCGGCGTCCTTCTGGATTTTGCGGGCAATTTCTAAATCTTCACGAGACCCAGCAGATTTCAAGGCGGCGGCGGCTTTAGACACGTAATCAGCTGCATCGGACACAGCATTATCAGCACCAAAGACATCTGAGATAGACTTAACTGTACCGCTTAAACCTTCGGCTACACTCAAAGGTATGTCTGCAACAGGCGCAATCAACCCGCCGACTAGCGGGATTTTCTCAATAGAGCTAGCACCCTGCTTGGACTTACCACCTTGGTAGTACTCTTTGGCGATATATGATATAGCATCGCGCTCGGTGGCATTCTTCGGAGCGTTGACAGTGTAGCTCCTGCCGTCCGGGCCTTTTACAGTGTATGAAGGCACCTTGGGTACTCCTAGTTACGCGTTGCTGAAAAACCTTCAAATGGGTCTTTTTCACCGGCACTGCCGCCTGTTTCTCCATCTAGGTTTAGCGAACCTTCCATACCGGTGCCACCAAATTTTGCGTTTATCTTTTCCATAGCTATTTTTGCTGCGCCGTAAGCAAACTGCCTAGCTTTGTTTTCTGGATATCCCTTGTCTATAAAGTCTTTGTAGAACGTTTCCACGTAGGCTTCAAAACTATTTGGTTTGACACCTTCTTTAGCCGTAGCAGCAATCGTCCTAGCAATTAGCTCGTTAGCCGCAATATTTTCCCTGCTGGTAAGCTCACGTTCAAACTGCGATGCCTTTAGGCCAGTATTAGACATATCTACAGCGACACCAAGTATCTCTAGGTTTTCCCTACGGGTCTTGTCGTTCATCTGACCCATGATATCGAGAGCGCGGTCCTTAAGTGCCTTGCGCTCCTTCTTATCTGCACGTGCACCCGGCATAGCTGCGGCAGCGGCTTCACCCACTGCTTGCAGTAGATACGGAGACTTAGAGCTGGCCATGTTGAAGCCTATTTCTGCTAACGTCTGGTACATAGAGTCCTTACGCTGCTCTTCGTAATACTCGTCGGACGCCATCTCTTCAGCGCGGGCCAGACGCTTAGCTTCAACTTCCCGCTGTTTTTCCGTAGGACCAAACTGACGCATCAGGTTTTGGTATTCATCTGCGACTGAACGAGAACGCCCTTCAGCAGTCCCAAAATCGCGTTCGGGCATTTTGGGTGTGGCTTTACCGCCTAGGATATTGCCAATATATTTTTTCGTTTCAGCAGGCAGCTGCTTAGGGTCACCACCCTTCTTCAGCCACTTATCGACGTTACCCGGTCCCCAATTATACGCAGCTAGTGCAGTAGCCTCATCGCCGTAACGGCGATACATGGCATCAAGGTAGTCACGACCAGCACGGCGGTTTTCCGCTTCACTATCGTCCCGCATAGGCGTCACACCAAAACCGGGGTCCTTCATAGTGCCGGGCATAAGTTGCATAACGCCACGCGCACCTGCGCTGCTCACGGCATCCTGCTTACCACCGCTTTCCCAATACTCTACGTCGTCATAGAGGTTTGCCATGCCGCCCTTACCGCCACTAGCAAACGCAACCATACCGCCACCTGCATAACTGCCGTTATCAGGCTCGTCGAATATAGCGTCAGGCACAGGTAGGGTAGTTAGACCACCCATAGCCATACCCTGTGGAGGTGGGGCCATGCCCATATCTTGAGGAGGCGGAGCCATAGGCATCTGTGGCGGAGCGCCCATACCTTGAGGCGGCATAGGCATACCTTGGGGTGGAGGACCCATACCCTGTTGTGGGGCAGGGGGAGCGCCTTGTGGTTGCCCACCACCAAGAACCTGCTGCGCTACAGTCGGCTGCTGCGCAGCTTCCATAACCTGTGCGGAACGCATCCGGTCAATAAACATACCTGCAAGCACGGCTGCAGTAGGGTCAACGATACCCATTTGCGCAGCCTGCGCAATCTTCTGCTTATTACCGGCATATTCCTTAGCGATATTTTCCGGCGCTTGGATACTGAATGGTTTAGCCAACTTATATCTCCTTAACCGCCGAGCGTCCTAGATAGACCCAATGCACCTAGACCAGTACCGAGCACTTGAGAAGCCATAGATGGTGGCGGTGCGTATGATGTCTGGGTCGAGTTCAAGCCTACAGGTATGCCGCGAAGCAAGTTGCTGTACTGGCCCAGCGTCTCCATTGGGTAGTCGCGCTGACGCAGGAAGTCTGCGTAAGCTTGGTCGAGGTATTGCTGCTGTAGACCGCGTTGCTCACTCGCTGCCGCCGCTTGGGCTTGCAGACGCTGGAGGTCCGACTGCTGCTGATACTGACCGAGGTTGCCAAGGGTCTGACCCATCTGCCCTGCTGCCTGTAACCCGGCAAGACCTTGAGAGGCACCAAACTGGCGCGACTGTTCTGCGAGACGCTGCGCTTCAAGCCCTTGCTGCTGGTTAGCGAGCATAGCCTGCATGTAGTTCTGTGAGCCAAGCTGCTGCGTATTCATCAGCGCTTCGAGGTTCTGTGAGCCTACCTGCAACCCAGCCTGCTGGTTAGCCAGCGCTGCGCGCATCGCTTGTTCAGCATTTAGCCCCTGTGTCTGCAACTGAGCAGCTTGGTTCTGCACGTTCGCCTGCTGTGCTGCCGACAAGTTAGCCAACGAAGTCTGCATGCCGATATTAGCACCAAGCTCCTGAGTACCTAGTTGTGACTGCAGGTTTGACTGCGCACGGGTAACGTCTACGCCTTGGTTAGCAAGCGCAGCACGTAGTGCGCTGTCCGCGTTCATCCCCTGTGCTTGGAACTGCTGCGCTTGGTTATTGACCCGCGCCTGCTGCTCGTTCGACAGGTTCTGCATCGCCGTCTGCAGACCGATGTTAGCGCCAAGCTCTTGAGTACCCAACTGCGACTGTAGGTTCTGTTGTGCCCGCGTTACATCTACGCCTTGGTTAGCAAGTGCGGCGCGCAGCGCGCTATCAGCATTCATCCCCTGTGCTTGGAACTGCGTTGCTTGGTTGTTGACCCGTGCCTGCTGCTCGTTCGACAAGTTAGCCAGAGCCGCCTGCATGCCAGTCTGGAGACCCAACTCCTGCTGACCCAATGCTGCTTGCAAGTTAGTCTGACCTGCGGTCATGCCTGCTGCGCGGTCACGCTCAAACTGAGCTTGCGCATTCTCAAACGCCGCTTGCGAACCACGTGCTTGGATATCACCTAGCTGCGTACCCAGATTACGCTCACGCTCTAGACCGGCAAGTAGCTGACGGCTACCGCCATAGGTGCCCTGACGCGCAGCGCCAAGGTCTTGGGCAAGCTGGCTCTTCTTCGCGTCTGTAATGGCTTCGCGCTTCTGTGTGTCTACTACGCTTTGCACATAGGGAGACATATACTGGTCGGCTTGCGCCTGCCCGAACTGCTCTGGAGCAGACATACGCAACTGTTCAAGTGGGCCTTGGCCAAAAGAAGTCTGAGCACCCTGCATAGTAGGCGCGCTAACCTGCTGCGCTGATACCTGCTGAGTAGGTCCAAACTGGAACGCATTTAGGCTCGGGTTGTACCCCGTCTGCGCTCCCTGCATGTCGGAAGAGCTAACCTGCTGCGCGCCTACGTCACGTGTTCCACCCATTTGAAACGCATTTAGGTTCGGATTATACCCGGTCTGGGCAGTGCCCATCATAGGCGCGTTTTGCTGCTGAGCAGCTACTCCCATAGCAGGACCCATCTGGTACTGCTGAAGCTGTGGGCCACTGACCTGCTGCGCATTAAACTGCGACGGGTTATAGTTCTGCTGCAGTGCACCAAGCCCTGCTTGGTAAGCAAGTGCTGAGCCAGTACCGTACTGGTTCGGTGCACCCATGTTTAGCACATTCTGCTGAATTTGCTCTTGGGCCGGAGTGTAGCCTGCGATGCGCTGCTGGCTATACGGTGTATACTGCGTGTTGAGCGCGCCTTGCGCGCCTTGCATGAGGCTTTCAAAATACGGACGTGCGTATTCGGGCAGGTTGCTCGAAGTAGTAGTTACTTCTTGTTTCGTGGGTGCGCTAGAACCGCCAGCCATAACTTACTCCTGTATATCCAAAGGTAGTTCAAACGACTGCAGGGTTGCTTTATACCCCTCGTCCCGGAACACCCGTTCCCAACCTACGCGCCCATGTGCTTCTATCGCGTCACACTTATTGTCCTTAGCCCAATTACGGAGCATATCCAACATAGGCTTTTTCCACACTGCGCTTTCCTTACCACCGCACATCTCTAAGGAAAGGCACCGCTTGCGTGGGTAGTCTATAAACCGAGTTATTACAGCACCCTTTATATCATCACCATCGAAAGCAATCCATAGCGGATAATCATATTCTAGCACGAGAGCTAGCACGTCTTCGGTTTCGTATTTACCTTGGCTATGCGCAACGGCGTCCCGCACGTACTGCTCCACCTGCGGCCATATATTGGGCACAAGCTCTTTCGGCACCGCAGATACGCGAACCTCGCTCATGCTAGACCTTTCCGAACTTTAGTGTCTTCGCCGCGCTTCGCTTTCTTGCGTGCTTTATGGGCCTTATCCATCAGGGAGTATAGTTTGGCAGTGCCGCGCTTATCGCTACCACCGCCTATGCGTTTAACTGCTTCTGGTGTGAACAGTACTTCGTCGCGGGCGACACGTGCTTCCTGCTTGCCACCGATACGTGCGCGTATCGAGTCGCTTACTCCGTCACCGGGTCCTTGCAGTGGGCGTCCGCCCATGCGGGCCAGAAGCTCCATACCTGCATTACTGCTGCCATTACCGAGTTCCGATACGGTACGTGCGTCTACGACAAAAGAGCCGTTACGCATGTCTACTTCACCGCCACGGGCAAATTCACCGAAGTTATCATACGACTGCATGCCACTAGGTACGTCAGTAGGTGCCTGCCGGGACGCAGCAAGCTGGTCCTGCAGCTGCTGTAACTGGGCGTATACCCCACTTAGGTCGGTGGATGCAGGTGTAGGTATAGCATCGAAGCGCGAGTCAATCTGCCCCAACCGGTCGTAGACCCCACTCAGGTCCGTAGCTGCGGGTGAAGGCAGGCTATTGAAGCGTGAGTCGATTTGCCCAAGACGGTCGTAAACTCCGCTCAAGTCGGTAGCTGCAGGTGTGGGCAGGCTGTTGAAGCGCGAGTCGATTTGTCCAAGACGGTCGTAGACACCGCTTAGGTCCGTAGCTGCAGGTGCAGGCATGTTGCTCAGACGTGAGTCTAGGCTTCCCAACTGGTCGTAAACCCCACTAAGGTCAGTGGATGGGATACTTTCAAAACGTGAGTTTATCTGCCCCAACTGGTCGTACACCCCACTCAAGTCAGTGGCTGGCATGTTGCTTAGACGTGAGTCCAAATTGCCCAGCTGTGAGTAAACACCGCTCAAGTCGGTGGACGGGATGCTGTCGAAGCGCGAATTTATCTGCCCCAGCTGGTTGTCGAGTTCAGAGTCTAGCTGCCCTATCTGCTCACCAAACCTATTTTCCAGCTGCCCAAACCGGTCGTAGACCCCACTCAAGTCAGTAGTGGGCAGCGTATTAAACCGTGAGTCTATCTGGTTAAACCGGTCATTTAGACCGGAGTCTATTTGGTTGAACTGGTCGGCAAAGTTAGTCTCAACCTGCCCAAGCCGGTTGTTTAGCCCCGAGTCCAGCTGGTTGAACTGGCTAGCAAAGTTGTTCTCAAGCTGCCCAAACCGGTTATTGAGGCCAGAGTCTATATTGTTAAACTGGTCAGCGAAGTTAGTCTCAACCTGCCCAAGCCGGTTGTTTAGCCCCGAGTCCAGCTGGTTGAACTGGCTAGCAAAGTTGTTCTCAAGCTGCCCAAACCGGTCGTTGATACCGGTAAGCGCCGGAGTTATAGAGTCCTGCATGATATTGAACCGGGAGTCGTACTGGTTAAACCGGTCGTCAATACCTGAGTCTATCTGCCCCAACTGCTCACCAAAGCGGCTTTCAAGCCGTCCAAACCGGTCATCAAGCGCACTGTAGTCAGGGTTAATTATGCTGTCTTCCATACGCCCAAACCGGTCGTATAGGCCGGTGAGGAAAGCTTCATCGTACCCCCCGAAACCACCAGTAGCGTTACCGCCACCACCGCCACCCGCTATTGGGTTAGGGTTAGGGATTAGATTTGTGGAAGGGCGGTTAAAGCTCATTATCTCCCCGGCCCCGGAAGGGGGAAGGCCAGCGTAATCAGGCCGCATCGACGCAGTTATAGCACCGGGACTATTTGCACTAAAATAGTTCACCATAGACTGAAAATCATTGGATGCTGGCAGTGATGCAAGACCGCCCTCGGCAAACCCATACTGGGCCCGCTCTTCGGGGGTTAGCTCATTTACTGAACGAGGCGGTGGGTTAGATGGAGTAAAGTACTTATGCTCCGCGCCGCCAGAAGCCTGCATCTGCGCTGGAGATTGGAAAGACAGCTCACGCTTACCGGGCACATACGGGCCATTATAGTTGGACTTATATTCGTCCTCTTCGTTGTAAGTGGGCATCTTCGGCTGCATCGCGCCTGACACAGAGCTAAGCAATCCTGTACCAGCCAGCATAGGCGCAGCTTTAGTTATCATGCCGGGAGTGCCAGCAGGTAGCCCCTGAGTTACACTTTGCCCGAACTTGGAGAGCAAACCACCAGCAGCTGGAGCAGTGGTGCCAGCGGTAGTAGCAGCATTCGACGCTAGGCCAGCGATATTAGTACCCGACCCAATAGCACCATTAGTGACAGCTAAGGCTGGGCTGCTCACTGCGCCTGCGGCACTGGTAAGGGTAGGTGCAACAGTACCGGCACCCATATTGGCCCCGAACATTCCGGCACTATCACCCAACAAGCCAGCGGCATTACCGCCAAGAATAGAGCCGCCAGCACCAACAGCGCCAGCAAGACCAGCACCACCGAAGGCACCGAGGCCAGCCATAAGACCTTTGCTCAAGTCTCCAGTAAGTGCAGTCTGTCCTGCGGCTACCATACCAGCAGCGAGTGGGGCACCGACACCAGTAGCAGCAAGACCGAAGCCGATAAGTGTTGGAAGAAGTTTACCGAGCCAGCCAGCTTCGGGCAGACCAGTATGTGGGTTGATTGTAAGAGAGCCGCCATGCGCCATAGCTAGCTGCTGCAGCCCGTTGACTTCACCGGGGGTCATATGCACGAGCATCTTGTCGTCGCCACGACCGTAGCTCTGTAGCTGCTTAGCCATAGGGTTCTGAGTTACGGACAGACCACCAACCGCAGGCATACCGCCAGTAGTGCCGGGAACCATAGCACCAAGCTGGGGAGCAGACCCTGTTACTGAAGCATTCGACGCTGAGTTAATAATCGGTGGCATGGTGCGCGTGTCCGTCATCTCGTATCCTATCTTGTGATTACGCTTATAGCGCCAATTTCACCAAAACCAAAGACCGGAAGTGGTGCTACTCGTGTTACCGGCGGAAATTGTGCCGAAACATGCGTAATACCTATAATCGCAGATGGTGTAGCTGGGATTGCAGGGGTTACACCGGGGCTGGCAGCGACCGCAGGAAAGTGCTCAATCGACACGCCTGTATTCTCGACGCGCCACATAATTTCGATATAGCCATTGTCCGCAGGAATATCGACCACGATAGGTGTTACGGCAATAAGATGCGACGGGTCCCCCGCAGATTTACGCGACGGTATGGTAAACCGACTGTTAGAATTGGCGATGTCAGTCCCGTTGTACCGCAGCCAAATGTCGATGTCCTGCTGGTCGTTGGTCGTGTTCTTGAACTGGATGCTATAGGACACATTATAGATGCCCTGCTGCGCAAAGGTTATGCGTGAACTACTGACGATGGAGATGCCGTTGGGAAACTCGTCACCGTTAAGAGTAAGTGCATAAGCAACGGCCACACTCGCAGCGGTCTGGTCTTGGTCGCTCGTTAGCTGGTTATATGATGTCGATACGTAACGGCCATCACCATAGAGGAAGTCGGCGTAAAGCCGGTTCGTCATGATTTGGTCTGAAATCTGAGCGCCGTTACGGTGGCCATCCGAAATCAACGCAGAGGTACGAATGCCGTCGGAGTCTTGGTAGTTAATCTGCGCCTGCACCGCGCTTAGGGTCGTCGTGGCAACGCTGGTCGCGTTTATCGAAGTGCCGCTAAAGCTGCCACCTACAAACTCGTCGGCTGTATACTTCTGCGCATTGTTGGGTGTGCGCGAGTCCAGCTGGGAGAAGTAGTTTTCTATGACGCGCATAAACTGCCGCATATACTGCGGGTCGTATTCTGTTGGAGCGTTGGGTAGCGGCGCGGCCTTAAACCTATCAAGTGCCATTAGCGGCGTCCGTCAGGTCGTGCGTCTAGGCGCGGTGCACCTAACTGCCACTGTACCCCAAGCTCACCGGAAGAAACTTTTAGCGCCATCTGACGTGCACGGGCACGGACAAACACTTGGTCTGTATAAGCACCGACTGAAGTCTCAATAACACGCTGGCTATCCGCAGGGTCCACACGGAACGCACTACCGGGGAAGTTGCGTGGCCGAACAGTCAGCGTCACTTCTGGAGCTTCAGCAGTCGAGCCGTCAAAGCTTATGTCGGGTATCATACGCCTAGTGAGCATGAAGTTGTCGCCGTCATCGAGGTCAAAGTCAGACGACTGGATGTAGCTGTCCATAGGCAACTCGTCGTCATTTACCCCAAGTTCGTGGGAGTATAAGTAGCCACTGGTTGCACCGCCCGTCGTGTTCGCAGCTTGCGGGTAGTAGCGTATAGAAGTGTCGAGCCACGCTGTGCGGGGTATATAGCCATAATACCAGATACGTTCGAGGTGGTTGTAGACCACATAGGCGTTGTTATAGTCGCTATCTGCGGTGGGGTAGAACCACCAGACTTCGTTCCACTGCTCGTTAGTACCACATATAACTTGGTCGGCTTGCTGAAGATTGAAGTCATTGAATACGTGGTTACGCAAGGTGCAAGGCAGCGTCTCGACGCGACCGGTATAGGCATAGAACTTGTCCTGCCCCATCCAGTATGTGGTGTTAGCCGCCGTAGCCATCGACCGTGGCGACATAATGGAGATATTATCCGCATACTCCTGCAGCCCGAATACGTCGGTCGTGCCAAGAAACTGCAGTGTGTACAGGTGGCTGTCTGTCCAGACTATGATTTCCTGCCGTGTAGGCAGAGCGCGTATGATACGTGAGCCGCGAGAAACACGTATGTCGCCTGCAGAATTAGTCTGTGAAGGCGTCCAGTCACCCGGCGTGTCTTGGTCAGCCCAGCGTATAAGCATGGGGTCAAAATCATCAGGGTCTACCGAACCGAAAGGCACCGCGCCAAATGCAATCAAGTGCCTGTCTTGCTGTGATACCAGCAACTGCATAATTTTAACAGGGACCGACGCAGCTGTGAACCCTTGCGTAGTAGCGTAAGCTGATAAACTAATAGCACGAGTATTTAGCGCGTTTGTCGGGTCGTCTGTAAGTCCACGCGTCCACCAGTAACCCTCGCCGTTGCGGAAGTTCATTACAAGGTCGTTGTCGAAGTTATCAAACCACCAGTCGCGCTGTTGCAGCGCTATCGGATACGCAGAGCCAGTGCCCCATGTACCACGACCCCAAGTGCCTGTACCCCAGCCATAACCAAATACGCTGATAGGAAAACCGGGGCTAAGTTCGAACGCAAGGTCGATGGCTGTACCACCCGAGCCGGTTACGGTAGATGTCGCACTTGTGCTAACAGTGTAGGTGAATATAAATGGGTCTACGACGGTAATTGGGTAATTGCCGTTAATCTCAGTGATTGGAATACCACCGATATTGGATGGTGAGCCGGAACCCGTAACCCCAGAAATAGTTACATAATCCCCCGTCTGCGCGCCATGGGCAACTGCGCCTAAGTTCACTGTGACCTTAGCTTGGCCGTTAGTGGTGTTTATGCAGTTGTCTGTGTCCGGTGAGTCTAGCACCGGGTCAATAGCGCGCAGCGGGGTTATGTCGTAGTAGTTACCTGCGATTTCGATGTAGACTTTTACGTCCGTGCCCATCGCAAGCATATCATCAGAGTAAGAAGTAACCCAGTTTAGCATCTGCCTGCAATAGCCGATGAATGGGTCAGGCGCGGATTTTAGCCAGCCGCCAAGCTTCTCGGGGTAACCGGAACGGAAGCGTATTTTATCACACTCCCTCCAGCCGCCTTCGTTAGAATAGTCGGTCTGGTCCCGGTTAACACCCGGCTTAAACTGAAGCTTGATGAAGGACACTTAGCCCCCTTCTACATCATCCTGCGGAGCGCCTACTTGAGCTTCCGCCTGTTCCTTGATTTTCACTACAAGAGGCCATGCACCTGAAGACGTCGGCAGGTTGCCAAGCGTCTGCAATACGGCGTTAACTTCTTCTACGTGTAGCTTGATTTCGATTTCCATTATTCACTCCATGGTAACGGGGGTGTGACAACAGGAGGATTGATTTGGTTTGCAATCTGCTGGGCCACGTTTGCTTCATAGCTTGCAACTTGCTCTTCGCCAAGTGCATCTTGCACCCAGCCAATGACCTGCGCTTCGGTGAGGTCTGCATATGGTGTGAACGTCGCACCTGCGTCGAGTGTGACGCCGACCGAGCCATATACGCTGCCGTTGTACGTGCCGTCTGTTCCATTAAGGGTCCAGTGTACGGTGAATACTACGTCGGTATCGCCGTCCAGTTCTGGGTAGCAATCCATCTGAACTACGGACCATGTGTTAGTGATAGGCATGTCTTAGTTTCCTTCTAGTTGTGCCACGCGGGCGCGGAGCGATTGAATTTCCTTGACCAGCATCGGGACCAGTTTCGAGTAGTCCACACCCATCATATCGTCTGGGTCTGCTGGTTGACTGACTGCCTCTGGTGCAACGGTGACAAGTTCTTGCGCCACGAAGCCGTAGCGTTGATGCGTGCCGTCAGCCTTCCAATCAAACTTCCGTACTTGAAGCGCGTCAATCAGGCTGGCGGCGTCATCCGCGTCAGTGATGTTATCTTTTAGGCGAACGTCAGAGGATGTGTTGTAAAGAACTCCCGTTGTGCCGTCTTGCGTGATGGAGCCGATGTTGCCGCCATTAAACGCAAAATACAGGTAGCCTGTACCAGACGCAGTTCCAGTTACATGGCCAATTCCGGCGTTCGACGCGCCGGACGCAGGTAAGAAGGTAATGCCGGTGGTCGGGTTAGATAACGCAGCCGTCGTCCCCACCAGCAAGTTGCCGCTGCTGTCGATGCGCATACGTTCTGTGAAGCTGATGGTAGACCCGGATGACCCACCAGCGGCGTTGAACCACTTATGGACGTTTCCGTCAACCCAATACTGACCGGCGGTGTCGCTGTTATTATATATCCAGTTGGTTCCGTTATAGTAGCCGTTTGACCCAAGAATGGCCTGAGAAACTGTAGTGTTAGCAAATAACCCAGCGCCCTGACCGGCAATCTGAAGCGCCCTATACCCAGAACTCCAAGCACTAGGGGTAGAATTAATCCCGACGTTACCGCTGGCGTCGATGCGCATACGTTCTACAGAGTTAGTGGCAAACGCAATAGGTGTTACTGTGCTGGTGGAGATAAGCGCCCGTTTGTCGGCGCTAGCCGAACCAGTTATCTGTAGGAATAAGTTGCTGTCAACAGCGTTTGTCAACGATAACCCACTCTCAAATCCTGATGTCCCCGTAGTTTCTTGGATTTGCAGCTTCGTTGCTGGAGCAGTCGTACCAATCCCGACGTTGCCCGCGCTGGTTATGCGCATGGCTTCTGAGCCGCTGCCAACTACAAAAGTCAAGATACCTGTATTCACCCCTGATGTGCCGGGGACATACCCAAGTCGGACGTTGTTGCTTGCTGGAACAAAGTCAAACAAGCCACCCTTTGTATCAAGCGTAAACCCTGCGCTAGAATTGGTGTGTACACGAATGGCTCCCGCGACACTTAGCTTTTCAGCAGGGGTGGTCGTACCAATCCCGACGTTGCCGTTCGTACCGTCGATGCGAACGCGCTCACCGGCACCGGGGGTGGCGTTATTCCCAGTGTGTATCGAGACAGCCCCAGAGGAACCGGGCCAGAAAGTAATGCCGCCGCGATATGGGTTTGCGGTGCCCGGAGCGGGCGAGCCGTAGATACCAGTGCGGTCTGCCGCTGCGTCTGCGCTGTTTGAGAGCAAGGCAACTGAAGCGTAATCACCTGAGTTGCTTTGAGATACATGCAACCTTGTGACCGGCGCACTCGTACCAATCCCGACGTTGAGGTCAGCAGTGATACGCATCACGGAGGTTAGCGTGTCAGCAAGCATATTTTGGTTTACAAGAAACTCAAGCCCACCGCTTGCTGCAAAACTTCCGCTCTGGTCAAAGGAGCGAATTACCGCTGTGCGATTACTAGAAAACCCACGGAAATTAAGGTTTGTGTAGGCAGGAGAACCAGCTGAGCCAGTACCCCCTGAAATACCTACACCAGTATTAGTGCCGCTAACTGTTAGCTTATCCCCCGGCGAACTCGTACCAATCCCGACGTTGCCGCTGGTGTCAATCCGCATGCGTTCTAAGCCGTTTGTGCCCAGAGACATGGCCGCAGCAGTGACTGTCTGGATAAAGAGGCCACCCGTTTCTGCAAGCATAGTTGCCGTGCGAGTGCCGTTAAAGCCTAAATCAATACCACCATAGGTCGTGCCGTTGATTTGCAGCATCGACGTGCCGGAAGAATTGATGCCCACCGAACGAGTGTAAAAACGACCAAATACATCAGGTGTAGCCGTACCAATCCCGACGTTGCCGCTGCTATCGATGCGCATACGTTCGTTGTTGCCGTTTGTGTATACACGGAACCCATTTCCGGTATCGGCGTAAGCAGTAATATCTTGGGATGTGCTACCAAGCAAAGAGCCGATTGTGCCGAAATAACCTGCGGCAACTCCACCCGTTCTGATAG